AGAATGGATTCACCCATGTATATGACACAAAGCCAAGCTACACATATGTGGTAGGAATGACAAGACGACACAAATCTGGATTTAGAAAGAATAAATTAGAAAAAATGCTCAAAGACTATAATCCAGATGAAACGGAGAGAACTAACACATTCAGAAACAAGATTTACAGAATTTATGATTGCGGTCTGATGAAATTTGTGTTAGACTTGAAGAAAATAAGAGAGGAGGAGGAAACTAAAATTGCTTAAAATCATAAAAAGTGAAACTTACGCTTCATTAATGCGTAAGAATGATGAACTGGCTAAGTCGCTTGATGAGGTGAATAATAAGTTAGAAAGCCTCACCAAGGAACTGAATGACATTCAGACTGCGAATCAACGGGAGAACAGTGTAACGATTTCATTTGATGATACACTAACCAAAGCTTCACCAATTTTGCGATATAAACCAGACATTGTGGATAAGATGATTGAGTTGAAGATGATTAATGAGCAGGATGCTACCCAGAAGCATAGTGTTGAGTTGGCATTAATGACGATGGGTGAAGAAGTATTGAAGCAGATTTTGGATTCATTCGCTGAACCATTCGAGGAGGTTTGATGTTAAACCTTGTAGTGGATGTCAACAATCTATCATTTATCACTCGATATTCTAAGCTAGGGTCTCCAAAATCTAAGAGACAGAAGGAGAAGAATGCCGAGTTGCTTATTTTTGTTGAAATGACAAAGTTGATATTGAATGAAGCAACTCGACATAATGTGGATGGGTTGGTTCTGGCAATGGACAGCAAGCATGTATGGAGAAAGAATGTATATCCAGAGTATAAGGGGAACTCCACTTCAAATGAAGATTTTTATTATGAGGAAACCTTGTATGCGGCTAATATGGTCTTTGATTTCTTCAAGGAACATACCAGTGCATATTGCCTGAAGGTTCCGAAAACAGAAGCCGACGATATAATTGCTGTTTGGTGTCAGGAGACTTCAGAGGATGCGATTGTGTTGTCTAGTGATAAGGACTATGTTCAATTGATTAAGGAGAACATTCGGGTATATTCACCAACACAAAAAGAATTCCGAGAGAGTGAGGATGTTGCATTTGACTTGTTTGTTAAGTGCATTCGTGGTGATAAGAATGATAATATCAAATCAGCCTATCCCAGAGTTCGATTGGATAAGTTGAGAAAGGCTTGGGAAGATGATTTGGAGTTGTTGAATCTCTTGGAGACAAAGGTTGGTGATGATAAAGTTGGTAATGCCTTTGAAAAGAACATGACACTCATTGACTTGAGTAGACAACCAGATTATATCAGACAGAGCATCATAAGTGAGATAAGTGGTTATAATTGTAATAAATATAACCAGATACAGGTTTTGAAGTTTATGAAATCGAATGAGTTGGAGGCTTTCTCTGATATATTCAAACATAAAGACAAGGCTTTAAAGAAACCCCCTGTTTTTAAATTATAAATATTGGGGAAGCTTATTTAAAAGGAGTATGTTAAAATGGCTTTTGATAAAGAGAAATTTAAGGAAGAACTGGAAGAGCAAATTAAGAATGCTGTTTCATTGGTTATCGAGTCTAAGATTCGTGAAGAAATGGGCGAAGATGAAGACGAAGATAAGAAAACCGAAGAAGAACAAGAAGACGATTCATCTGAAAAAGAGAAAGATGTAAAAGAATCTGAAGATGAAGATGATAAATCAGAAGACGATAAAAAGTCAGATGATGAAGAAGACGATGACGAATCCGATGAAGAAGATGAGGATGAAGTCGAAGAAGGTAAAAAGGGAAAAAAGTAGTTAAGGAGTCGATGGTTTCCGTAACTGCTATTGACGGGGGCAATGGCTCCACAACTATGAAGAATCTTAATGTAAAAGATTTGACAAGACTTGCTAAGACTGGACAGTATAAAATTTTCAGAGCTAAATATAGAAACGGTGACGAAGAAGAATATATTGTTCGACGTGGCAAATTGGTTAAAGTTTAATTGAAATAAAAGAGAGGTAGTAATCGTTATGAAAAAAGATGTACGCATTGATGGTCGTATGCAACGTGTTTTTGTTTTGGCAGAAGAGTCGGAGCGTTTGGTTTATATCCCAGTGAAGTCGTTGGATAAAATCCACTATGACCAATTGACTGAAATCTCAGAAGCTAATCCAAAGAATATGCTAACTGAGATGAGTAAGACTAAGCTTCCCAATGGTCGCAATGCTTTGGCAGTATTCGATTCATTGATTCAGGTTATGGTTAAGTCTTCTGATACTGAAGGTGAGCGTTTGCGTAAACCTGATGAAGCAGTTGTGGATGTTCAATTGAAAGGTGATGCTAAACCTGAAGTTCATGTTCAAGAAACCCAAGCACCTGCTCCACAAGCCCAAAAAGCACCTACGCGTCGCAAACCAGGTCCTAAGCCGAAGCCTAAGCAATAAAAATTCACGTTATATTGCTTGGAATGGAAAACCCTCATAAAGAGGGTTTTTTTATGTTTACTTGAAATGTTTTCTATGTTATAATATGGGTGATGACATATATTTCTAGTAAAAATGGAGGTAAGTTAATGTATGAAAGTAGTTTTGATGTTGGGTTGGATGGTGAACAGTTAGAAGCATTCACCGCAATAATTCAACACGCAACATCACCATTCAAAAGGGATGGTAGTTTAATAATTGGTGGGATTGGTGGCTCTGGCAAGACATTCACCATCAGGAGAGGTATAGAATTCCTCAGTTCACAGAACATTCGTGGATATATGGGCGCATATACGGGTCGCGCTTCATCGCAATTGAGAAAGAGTGGTCTTGATGCCAAAACTTTGCATTCGTTGCTCTACAAGGCTGTATTGGACGATAAAGGGGATTTGTTATTCTTTGACAAGAGACCATTGGATGAAATCTTGGAAAGTGCTGGCTCATTTTTGTGTATTGATGAAGGTAGTATGGTTCCGAAAGGAATGGTAGACACTCTATTGAGTTTACACGTTCCTTTAATTATGTCTGGTGATTTCTTTCAGTTACCTTCCGTTGACCCAGAGAATGGAGAGTACAATGCCATGACGGATATGGCTGGTGAAAGAATCTCACTAACACAAAACAGAAGAATTGACCCTGATGCCGAGGGGATATTCAGAATCACGGAACATTTACGAGAACATAACACCTTACCTAGAATGGGTGGCAAAGGATATAAGGCAATTTCTAAGGCTAAGATTTTGAATGTTCCGTATCATGAGAACAATCAATACGATGTTATTCTCGTTGGGACTAATAAGACCAGAAAGAAATTGAATAATCTGGTGAGAAATGGGAGAGGATTCACAAGTAAAGTTCCTGATATTGGTGAACGTGTTATATGTTTACAAAATACGGTACTGAATGAGGTTCCGTTGAGCAATGGTGAAATCTTTGAGGTTAAAGGTGTCATTCAAGGTAATGCCATGTCCACATTCCATTTAGAGAACGTGGACAACGGTGATACCGTAGCTGTAAATATCTATAATGAAACTTGGGAAACTGAGAAAATACCTAGTAACCACAACAAGAAAACGAATGGGAATGTTGGGTGTTTTGGTTATGCCTATGCCATTTCTGTTCATAAGAGCCAAGGCTCTACATTTGAAAATGTGCTGTTCTATGATGAAGATGTAAGCTTTTTCTTAAATCAGCAACGCTTTAGATATACGGCTTGTAGTCGTGCATCTAAAAATTTAGTAGTATCAATCTAAAAAAGAGAGGAGGATTGACCTTTATGAGTAATATAAAAATTGACTATTCGGAATTTCTTGATTATTGTAAATCTGATAAGGAACGAGTGGTCTACGAATTACTTTCCAATGACGAAAAGCAAAAGAAAATTGCAGAAATCGTTGGAGTTCATCCACGAACAGTGCGTAAAATTAAAAAGCGTGTTCAAGACCGAGCCGCAACAAAAGGATATATGCCTGAATATGGTATCCGACATAAGATTCCAGACAATCTTCTTTTAAAAGGTACAAGTCAACTATTCAAGACTGATGAGTTTGGTAATCAAATCAAAGTCTTGGAGTGGATTAAGACCAATGCTGATGCTGATAAAATGGTTGAAGTCATGGAAGGTGTCATTGATGCCCTACGCGAAGACATTCCACAAAACCCTATCACCCCACCACAAAAGCCAAAATCTTATAATAATGAGCTTTTAAACCTTCACGTTGTGGCTGATTACCATCTTGGTATGTTTGCTTGGCATGAGTTGAATGGTGAATCGCAAGACTGGACAACTGAACGTGCAGAAAAGTTCATCGTTGAATGGTTCAAGCAAGGAATCAAACAAGCTCCAGATGCTAGGGTTGGTGTTTTATTAAACTTGGGTGACTTTTTCACATCCGATTCAACTGACCCTGTTACACCAGCATCTAAACACCTACTGGATGTTGATGTTAAGTTCCAGAAAATGATTCGCATCGGTACACGTATTTTGCGTCAGATTGTTGAGATGATGCGTGAGAAGTATGAGGTGGTGTATTTCTATAATGTTGCTGGTAATCACGACTTCTCTTCTACAATGTGGTTAAAAGAGTTCTTCTACCAATTCTATGAGAACTGTGATGATGTGATTGTAGACCGTTCTGGTGACATCTACCATTGTCATGAACACGGTGAATGTTCACTATTCTTCCATCACGGACATAAGAGAAACATGAGCACTGTTCCTGATGTGTTGGTTGCTAAGTTCCGAGAAGTTTTTGGAAGAACCAAGCATTCATATGCGCATCTAGGACATCTTCATCACACTCAAGTTAAAGAGACGAATATGATGGTTGTTGAGCAACATCGCACAATGATTCCTTCTGATGCATATGCTTCAAATGGTGGTTATATGTCTGGTCGTTCTGCTGATGTTATCACTTACCATAGTAAGCGCGGTAAAGTGAATCGAATCACTATTAGTTCACAAATGGTGGAGGACGTAATTGATGGATTATAAGAAGTTTAAATTAATTCAGCAGTACAATCGAGTTGCCATGTGGAATGACTTTGCTGGTAACTCGCCACACGATGACCCATCGAACCAACTAGATAGGGTTATTGAAGAGATGAAAGAGTTTAAAGGTCATACTGAAACCCCGATTGGGGTTGACTATGCAAGAAAGGTTGCCATTGTCGATGACCTTGCTGACATCTTTGTAACTGCGGCATACTTAGACTATATGAACTTTCATGGTTCTCGGTGCTCTGTTTATAGTTACAGACCTAACGATAAGATTGATTCTTATTTGATTAGTGGGAACTATCATGAACTTCGCAAAGTCATCACACCAGAAAATGCATTGAAAGTTGTCTGTGAGATTGCTCTTTCCGAGAAACATGATGATTTTGATTTGATGGGTGCAATTGAACACGTCATGGACTCAAACTTCTCCAAATTCATTCCAAGGGGTGCGTCTGGTTGGTTAGACATTTCTTTGGAAGAGTTTAAGAATGATGGTGTTGATGTGTATGTGGTGAATAACAATCTATATCACGTTATCAAACGTAAGTCTGATAATAAGATTCTCAAACCTGTATCATACCGTCCACCAGAACTTGACGTGTATGTGAAAAAAGTATAAAATTGGAGACTGCCTTATGGAATTAAAATGTGGTGAGACAAAATGCACAATGTCTTTGAATGACCCTCTTAGAGAATGGAACATTTACGCACCAAACGATAATGGTTATTATCTTTGTGAAGAGGTTATTTATATAAGAGAGACCTGCACAAATGTTTTGAAAGTTTGCAAGAACTATGAAGAAATTGAGAGGTTTTTTGAGTCATTGGATGCACGTCATTCCCACGTTTTAATGAAGGCATTCTTGACAATAAATACTAACCCACTTTGAGAGATATGGATGGGGAAATCTCCCCATCTTCACCAAGCACAATATAATAAGAAGGAATTAAAAATATATGAACCTAACCAGTATTACCGTAGAAAAGAAGAAAGGAATTGTAGAAGAATTTGATATTAATAAAATCCACAAAGTAACATCATTTGCTTGTGATGGATTGGTTGGTGTATCAGCATCACCATTAGAGATGGGTCTTTCTAAGAAATTGGTAGGCGTAACTAAAATCACTACCAGTGAAATCACAAAGCTATTGGTTAAATCTGCACAAGAACTTGCTTACACTGATTCAACAAACTATCAATATGTTGCTGGTCGCTTAACAAATTATGACGTGCGTAAAATAGCTTACGGTCAGTTTGAAGTGCCATCATTATACGACATCATTACGAAGAATGTGAAAGATGGTTGGTACGATAAAGAAATCCTGGAAATGTACACCAAGGAAGAGATTGACTATTTTGATTCTAAGATTGACCATAAGCGTGATGAAAACTTTACCATTGCCGCATGGAAGCAATTAACATCAAAATATCTTGTTCGTGATAAGAAGCAACCAAAGGGATACGGCTTCAAAGAAACACCACAAGTCATGTATATGATGATTGCAATGACACTTCTTAATAAACGCCATGACAGAAAGCATATGGTCGTTGATTTTTATGATGCAGTATCAAAAGGACATAATAGCACATTATCTAACGCTACTCCTATTTTGGGTGGAGTAAGAACGCCAACTCGTCAGTTTAGCTCATGTGTCGTTGGTAAGGCTGGAGACTCGTTAGATTCGATTAATGCGGCATCGGCATCGATTGTGAGCTATGCATCTAAACGTGCTGGTATCGGTATTGATATGTCAGAACTAAGACCAATCGGTTCACCTATTCGTAATGGTGAGGTGACGCATACTGGCATATTACCATTTATTAAACTTATTCAATCGGCAACAAAATCTTCAAGCCAAGGTGGAATTCGCGCAGGAAGCTCAACAGCATACTTCAATATTTTCCACATGGAGATTGACGACATTCTAACTTTCAAGAATAATAGAGGGACTGAAGAAAACAGAGCACGTCATATTGATTATGGCATCAATATCAATGCACATTTCTATAGAAAAGTCATCAAGGATGAAGATTATTGGCTATTTAATACAGACCAAACCCCTGGTCTATATGAAGCATTCTTCACCAATCCAGAGTTGTTTGAAGAATTGTATGAGAAGTATTCGAGAAAGCGTGGAATCCAAAAGAAAAAGGTCAATGCAAAAGAACTATTCATCAACCTTTGTATTGAAAGAATGGGAACAGGTCGCATATATATCCACAATGTAGATAATGCAAACCAACAGACAGTCTATAATGGATTGAAAGATGTTATATATTCGAGTAACTTGTGCCTTGAAATTGAGCTAACTACTTGTAATTTAACGAAATTCTCAAACTTTACAAAGCAAGAAGCATTACAGTATGGCATGTATCACGAAGACATGACACCACAAGAGTTCAAGTCTAAGTTTGGTGAGATTGGTTTGTGTACACTATCAAACATCAACTGGGGAGCAATCAAATCACCTGATGACTTTGAGCAACCGTGTAAACTTGCTGTCTATGCTTTGGATGAGCTATTGGACTACCAAGACTATCCAGTTATTGCCGCAGAAGTACCAGCCAAAGCAAGACGACAGTTGGGGATTGGTGTTAATAACTTGGCATACTTCTTGGCTAAACATGGTGTGGCATATGGCTCACCAGAAGCATTGGCATTGGTTGATGAGTATATGGAAGCTATGTACTATTACTGTACGAAAGCATCATTAGAGTTGGCTAAAGAGAAAGGGAAATGTGATTGGTGGGATGAGTTGGACTACGACTTCATCTTCAACAAACGCAATAAGAATGTTGATGAACTTATACCACACACTCCAAGATATGATTGGGACGCGTTGAAGAAAGAAATTGATATTTATGGTCTCCGACATACAATGTTGATTTCTACACCACCATCTGAATCAAACTCTGTTATGATTAATGCGACAAATGGTGTTGAACCTGTTCGCTCTTTGATTACTTCTAAGGGCAACAAGGAAGATGCTTATCCAGTGGTAGTTCCTAGCATCTCGTTAAAATATGATATGCTATGGGAAATGGACATGAGCAACTATATCAAGACGGTTGCAGTTCTTCAGAAATATCATGACCAAGGAATAAGCAATAGCTTATCATATGACCCTGATGCATTTCCTGATGGTAAATTACCAATCAAGAAAGTCATGACAGACATTTTAACCTCTCAGAAATATGGTCTAAAGGCTCTATATTATCACAACACCAAAGGTGAAGATGGTGGTGATGATTGTGAGACGTGTAAGTTATAAGTATTGACAGTAAGAGTGTTCCAGTATAAAATGTGCTGGAACACAACAAAGAGGGAGGAACAAATGTCTAAAAATGAAACCTGTTCATTTACATTTTCAAAATGTAAAACTGACCACTTAACTGACCCGATGTATCTATCGGAAAATGGTCATGACATCTCAAGAACGGATGTCGTTAAATATCCATCCATTCTCAAGATGGATGAACGTATGCGCTCATTGTTCTGGGTTCCTGAAGAAATCTCAATCTCACAAGATAAGAAAGACTTCAAGAGCTTGCCAGACTATCAGCAAAAGATTTTTACAGAAACACTATTAAGAGCAACAATGTTGGATAGTATCCAAGGTCGTGCTCCTAGTGCTGTATTATTACCAATCTGTACCAATCCAGAATTGGAGTTGGCAATCACCACATGGGACTTTTTCGAGAGCATCCACTCGAAATCTTACTCATACATTATCAAGAATGTTTATACCAACCCATCAAAAATCTTCGATGAGTTGAAGGACATCTCTGGTATTACTGATTGCTCAACATCGATTGCTGAGTATTATGATGATTTGTATGTGTATAATGCCAAAGCAGTATTGAATTCACAGGGGTATGATGTTGGATATGACCTATATGAACATAAGAAGAAGTTATACTTATGCTTAACTGCGATTAATGCACTAGAAGCTATTCGTTTCTATTCTGCATTTGCTGTTTTCTTCTCATTGGGTGAGAATGACTTAATGCAAGGAACGGCTAAGATTTTGCAGATGATTGCCCGTGATGAGAGTTTGCATGTTGGCTTGACAACATATCAAATTGATAATCTTCCAAAAGAAGACCCAGACTATGCCAAGATTGCCAAAGAATCTTATGATGAAATGGTGAAGGTATATAATGATGTTGTTCTTCAAGAGATTGACTGGGTTAAGTATATCTTCAAAGAAGGCTCAATGCTTGGCTTAAACGAATCAATGCTGAGTGAGTATATCTTTTACTTAGGAAGACAGAAGATTCGCCAATTTGGGTTTAGTGAGGATGATATTGCATTTCCAGTTGTCAAGTCTAACCCTTTGCCTTGGATGGACAGTTGGTTGAATCTTTCTGCAACACAATCCGCACCGCAGGAGATTGAACAAATCAACTATCGTGCTGGTGCTGTTGATTTGAATGATTCGGACTTGGGTGATTTTGATTTATAAAAAGGAGAAAAGATGGAAGTAGTTGTATATACAAAACCAAACTGCCCACAATGTGTGCAAGTTAAAAATGTTTTAAAATCGGCAGATATTTCTTACACTGAGAAAGAAATCAGTCCAGATAACATCGATATGCTTATGAACTATACTCGTTCTGCACCAGCCGTGTTCATTAATGATGAGTTCATGGATACTAAAGATGTCCTAAACAAGTCATGGGAAAGGGAGAAAGCAAACGTGGCAATCGATTTGAGTGGAATTGTCTTGTAGAATAATCTCCATACTAAATAGAAAGGAACCATATGGTTCCTTTTTTGTTTTATGGGAGAAAGAAAATGGGAAAGACTAGAATTATGAAAATCGTTAGGCTCAAAAAGTCTAACGAAGAATCAACTGTTGGTGAATTGTATTTGGATGATGAGTTCTTCTGTTACACTATGGAACAGCCTTGGAATGATAACAAGCCATTCAAATCATGTATACCAACTGGAATATACAATTTAGAAAAATTTAAATCGAAAAAATATGGAAACACATTCGCTCTATATAATGAGGTATTGGGTGTTACTGTAGAAGAGAAAGGTTTCTTAGATTTAACAAACCGATATGCAATCTTGCTTCATTCTGCTAACTGGGCGCATCAACTTGAAGGGTGCATTGCTCCTGGTAGAAAACTAATCAAGGATGCTGGTGGTAAGTTCATGGTAACAAGTTCTGCTGATACGGTTAAAGACCTATTATCGAGAATTGATGTAAATACTATGGTAGAAATTGTAAACGAGGGAGATTGGGGTTAAAATGAGCGAAGAAAGTAAAGATTTATCAAAAGAACTACACGCCTTCCGTGTGCAGGATTGGTGGGGCAAGCACAATATGTCTTCAAGAATTTTGGCAGTGTGTATTGCTATTGTCATGATAGCATTCACTGTGGCATTCTTTATGGGTGTGGCGATTCCTGCTGATGTTTTAGTTGCTTCCATTTGGGCATCAGCATCGGTTGTTATTATTCTAACCATTGGTGCTAACTCACTGGATAGTATTGCGGATATTATTTCAAAGATTAAAGGATTTCGGTAATGTTTAAGAGCATCATTAATAAAATCCTAGCTGGTCTTGTTGCTGTTTTTGGTGTTCTGTTCCTTTACCAGAAACATAAGACAAATACAGCAGTTGATGAAACCGAAAAGGCTAAAACAGAACTCGACACCATGAGAACTGAGGTCAAGGTTGAGAAAGCAGTGCAGGAGAGTAAGACAGCCATCATTGAGGGTAAATCAGCATCAGCATCGATTGATAAGAAGAAAGCCATTGATGAAATCCTAAAGAAACAGGAAAAGGAAGTCAATGATAAGATTGGGGAGAAGAAAGATGGTGAAGAGTTTACTTTTAATTCTTAGTATTGGTCTACTGTCTGCTTGTACAACAACTGAAATCAGAACAGAATACGTTTCGGTTCCAGTTGCTTGTCCAACCGTTCAGGTTGGCGCATTCAAACAATCCATTGAGAGTCAAACATTCAGTGCAAGGAGAAAGGAAGGTTTGATTTGTATGTCAGAGTATGACTTTAAAGAACTTGTCATCCATACGAAAGAAAGTCGTGTATCATATAATGAGCTAATGTCTCATGTGAAAGACTTCAATGAAATGGTTGAAGAGAAGAATCAAACAATAAAATGATTTGACAATGTGATTGTGGTTTGTTATATTAAGTCCAAGCAAAAGCTTGGATTTTTTTTTATTAGGGAGAGAATTTTTATGAAAGTATATAAAGGTGAGAGTGGATACTTAAATCTTATTTGGGATGTATTGTCCCAAGGTGTAGAAATTCCAGACAGAACAGGGGTGGGAACTAGGGCGATTTTTGATGCTAAAGTTGTATATGATTCGTTTCCTTTTAGTACAGTAAGACCAGCACCATTGCGAATGGCATTTGAAGAGTTCTGGATGTTCATGCGTGGCGAAACACAAACAAAAGTTTTGGAAGAGAAAGGTATTAACTTCTGGAAAGGTAATACGAGTCGAGACTTCTTAGACAAGAGAGGTTTGCATAATCTACCAGAAGGTGATATGGGTTCTGCATATGGGTCACAATGGAGACAATATGGAAACGACACTGTGGATGAAAATCTATCCATTAATCCAAAAGACCAATTGGTCGAGGTGTATGAGACGTTGAAGACTGACCCATATAGTCGAAGATTATACACCACATTCTGGAATCCAAATGAATCACATTTGATGGCGTTGACACCTTGTTGGCATAGTCACCAGTTCGTTGTCATTCCAGATTCAGATGGTAATAATGTTCTGCATCTGAAGCTAATAAACCGAAGTTTGGATGTGATTTTTGGACTTCAATATGCGGTTCAACAGTATTACTTATATTTGATGGCTATGGCTAAACTATTGAACATGAAAGTTGGAACACTATCGGCAGACCTAACTCATGTTCATATCTATAATAATCAGGTTGAGTATGCAAACGAACTATTGACAAGAGATTTGGGAAGACCTGGCAAAGTAACAATCAATAAAGAGTTAAACACTCTTGATGATATGATTAATTTACAATGGGAAGATATTGTTGTTGAAGATTTGGTGGTCAACACTTTACCATTCAAAACACCAAGACCCCCAATGGCAGTTTAAAAGGAGGAAGATGATGAAAAATTATATTGGATTGGTTGGATATGCTGGTAGTGGTAAAGATACCGTTGCTTCAATGATTATGGAAATGACACAAGGATATGAGAATTTTAAGTTTGCTGGTAAACTTAAAGAGTTCTGCTCACTCATGTATGACATCGAGTTGGAAGTGTTTGAATCGTATACGGCTAAGAATGAACCAATGACTTTTATAAGCACTTTGGAAACATATCACATTCAATTTGCTCATCTTTGTACAACTGTATTGGGTATCCACCGTGAGGATGCACTGTTGATAAGATTATCAGATGTCTCATTAGAAGAGTTGGGTGCTGAAATGAACATGACAACCATGCCACATTTTAGAATCGACACCACTCCGAGAATCATTCTTCAGAAACTCGGAACCGAGGTGTTTAGAAACTGTTATAAGGAATCAGTATGGGTTGACTTTCTTGAAGATGTTGAAAAAGCAATCATTACAGATGTAAGATTCCCAAATGAAGCAGAAAAGGTGAAAGAACTTGGTGGTATCCTCGTTCGCATTGAGAATGAAACCCAGCAGAACCAAGAAGCAATGAATCACCCATCAGAAGCCCATATCGGTCAAATTGACTGTGATTTTACAATCTTTAATGATGGTAAGTCATTGGATAATCTGAAGACAGAAGTGAGTATTTTGCTGAACGAAATCTGATACGAAAATTGTACTCATAAAATTGCCCATGTATAATTTCTATAAATATACATAGTATTAACAAATTTAACCAAAAAGCATGATTTAATTTTTAAGGGCAATTTTTATGAGTGACATTGAGAGCAGAGTATATGTGATTGAACATACACTTGGCGACCACAATAGTAGAATGATTAACCAGCGAACTGACCATGAGAAGTTGGAACAAAAGTACAATGAAATCGAAACGAAACTCGCTGGTGTTAAGGGAGATGTCCGTGCATACACTGTCCAGCATGGAGAATCAATCAAAACCTTACAAGATGCAGTGCAAGCTCTTAAAGAACTGACTGCTGAACTCAAACAAGAATCAAAAATCCAAGAAAAGTCCATTGAAGCTGTCATTGAACAGATGAAGACAATGAACACATCAATCGTTGATATGTCAAAAACAATCCACAAATTCTTATATATCGGAAGCGGAATCATCATTACATTGACCCTCATATCCAATGGAACAATTGGAAAATTTATCAATACTGTTGCTGGGGGGTAACAAGAATGAAAGAGCAGGTTTGTGAGAACACAAAAACCATAGTGAAAGAATCTTCTGAAACGATTGCTGTTATGGAGTTTGAGGTTGGTCGGATGAAATTCCTCAACAGACTCTTCATGAGTGCAGGGATTGGTCTTATTGGTCTTCTTGCTTTCTGGACATTCGAGAAAGACCCACTCATCGTTGAAGATACTGGTACTAATCCAGAGTTCTATGTGTGCATTGATGGTGTGTTTGAGTTTGAAAGATATGTCAAAACAGACAAGCCATTGACAGTTCGAGTAGAACCAAGACTCACAGACCTGAAAACAAAATCAACATATGTGTTGGAATCTAAGTATTATGATGGTCATAAACAAGATGGAATCGTATCGTACCGTCATAAAATCAAGGCGAGTTATCCTAGTGGGGTTTATGAGTATCAGCCATACTTAATATATGATGTAAACCCAATCAAGACCATTAGTAAACCAGCACCACCGCAAACTGTTATCTTTGGTTGTAATTTAAAATACAACTATGTAAATGAGATTGTTGAGATTGCCGAAGACCCAGCAATTCAAAAAGAGGCAAAGATTGATTTCATTCTGGATGTCATGGAGAACGGAAAATGAGAAACTTCATTTCTGACTTAAACGCCATAATCAGCGTACTAAATTCAAAGAAAATGACAGACATTCCAGTTGAGGGAGACCCACTCGACCCATTGTATGTACCCTTAACACCCGAAGAAGAAACAGAAGCGGAAATCAAAACATATGTGAACACCAAGATTGATGGTGTTATTTCTTCTTATGATGGTGCTATTGCTTATTTGGGAACTGATTCCCCGTTCTATCATAAGACAGAGCCAAGAAAGAAAACATACAACGAGATGTACATTGATATGGAACCACTGGTGGATGACTTATCAATCTTTGGTGAAAATTATAAAGAACTTTCGAGACCATTGTATAGTACGGATATTGAAAACAATGCCGCATTTTATGTCTATGAGTTTGTAGAAGCTGACTTATTGGATGTTTCGGTGTATAACACATCTGATACTGCATATTGGGCATCTGTTGATATTCCCACAGAGAAAGCGAATATTGATGCGTTGATTGCACCAGTACAAGCAGAAATTTCAGACTTTAGTTCAGTTTCGTCATCGAATGGTACTGCAATCACAAACATCGTGGCTGAGAATAATGCATACTTTGCTAGAATGAAATCATTCTTGGCATTGGATAAGACCGCTAAGTACATCATAAGCAGTGACCCACTCGGAACACCTTTATATGATTCGAGAACACCAGCTAGTAAGGCAACCATTGATGAGATACTAAATAACTTTAATACAATGACTGATGAACAATTCTCGGCTTATATGAAGCAGAAACGAGAAGATTTAAAGATAGAGAGGTAATACTATGCCAAATGTTTCTATTCTCGGTGATACTGGTGATGCTTGTCCAAACACATCACCTGCTCCTATTGTGAGTGGTTCTGGCACTGTTCTTGTCGAAGGAACACCATGCACATTGGTTGGTAGTCCAATTGCAAATGGCTCAGTTGTGGTTGGTGGTTCTGGTAGTGTCTTAGTGGAAGGTCAACCATTGGTTAGAGTGGGAGACCCAACATCATGTGGAAGCATCATAGGCTCTGGTGCATCAACTGTCATTGCTAACTAAGAGGATATAAGTATGCCATCACCAATGATTAAAAAATTTGCTGATGAAACTGGAATGCCAGAAAAAGAAGTGGAAGCACTCTGGGATAAGGCAAAGGATATTGCAAAAGAGAACGGACGCGAAGAAGACTATGCATATATAGTTGGAATCCTAAAGAAAATGCTAAAGCTTGAAGAATCTTATAAAAACTTTCAAAATCTTCTTGACATATAAATAACCCTCCCCTACAATATCAACCATAGCAACGAACAACAGGAGTTTAAAGTTATGGTTGGTAACTTCACCATCTACGAAAGAGTAAAATACGAACATCTACCATTCCCATCTAGGGAAGAGCTTTTGGAATATCTACCTGAGAATTCAGAAGACACTTTGGATGAGGTAGAAGAACTTCGTAGCCAGATTCGAGACCTAGAAGACCAACTTGACAGACTCAAAGATAAAATCTATGATTTGTATGATGAAGTTTAAAGTGGGTTGACTTGACAGCGGTTCGTAAAATTGGTAAAATCTACCTAATGTGACCCACAACAGAATATATGTCCCCATGACTCAGATGGAAGAGCAAGACCCTTCTAAGGTCAAGGTCGGGAGTTCGAGTCTCTCTGGGGATGCCAAATTGGAGGAAATATGAGCAAAAAGTTTGATGACTACTTTATGAAGATTGCGGAAGAAACCGCAAAACTCTCATATTGTGAACGTAAGAAAGTTGGAGCAGTTCTAGTAAAGAATAATCGAACAATAGCAAATGGCCTGAACGGAACGATTGCGGGTACTGAAAACTGCTGTGAATCAAAGGAATATATGAATCCTGATATTGGTGGGTGGTTTGATGTTGACTCAATCGAAGAACAATATCCACACAAGGATGAAAAAGGACGCTATAAATTGGTCACAAATGATTTGACAATGCATGCAGAACAGAATATCATTACATATTGTGCCAAGAATGGTATTCCAATGGATGATACAACCATCTACATTACATTGAGTCCTTGTAAGACTTGTGCTAAACTAATGGCAAGTTCTGGAATCAAACGTGTTGTGTATGGTGAACAATATCGTGATACCGAGGGTGTTGACTTCTTAAAGAGTCTAGGTATTGAAGTTGTTCATTATAATGAGAAGACTGAAGAAGATGAGCTTTATGAGTTATGGTCTAAGTATTGGGATAATGTGGTGATGAAGTTATGGAGACCAGAAAACCAGAATATCTACCGACTGACTTATAAAACAAAGTACACATATGGTTGGACTCGATTTAATGCACCACAAGTATATGACTTGGAGAGTCTTAAACAAAATTTGTTTGAGCATCTTGTGAGTGGTGATAGTGTTTTTGATTGTGGAATCGTTGATATTCGATTAAAAAGCTATACCGATAATACCCCTGACCAATATCAATGGTCAAAAGAACTTGAAAAGATTGACAAACTGAAAAGAGAGGAGAAGCGTATATGAATGCAAAGAAATGTAAAAAACTTCGTAAAATTGTGAAATCATTTGATGACTTATCACAAGAAGTGGTGTATAATGAAATCAATCATCCAACTAAAATCAAAAACGGTGTTCCAGTTTTCCCAGTGCAACGTGTTTTGGCTGATGGATGTTCGAGAAAGTTTTATAAGAAGTTAAAACAAGCAGAGAAGTAAACATAAGTATATAAGGAACAATTACAGCAAACCTAAATTAGGCTAAATATTGTTCCGCTCCTTTGGTATAAAGGTCGCTTTCAGCAAATTTAATTTTTTGGATAAATAATTGCGACCTGATTTGAAAAAGTTATTGACAAAGAGATGAAGACTGGTATATAATAGTTTTTATCATTTAATCGTAATGCAATTTGGTTTTGGTAAAATATGGCTGGTTGGAGTCCAGCGTAGCGATGCCGTCGCGGATAAGTTTTCGGAAATTAAACGTAGGTTCGATTCCTACCACCAGATTGCATTACGATTAACACCAAAGCACATTCCCACTCGCAAGGGATAGTCTGGAGCTAGTATCTTCGACGATATGAAGTGGAGTTGCCCTCCACAAACAACTACTCGATAGCAGTAGCTCGGCTCTTTCTAGCCGTTAGTGATTTGGAATGGAATCGGGTAAGCACGCAAAGCTTCTAAGTAGCCCGACACTAGCTTTTTATAAGCATAGAGGAAGCATCACTTCACATGAACAGTTTCCTGTTTCTGACAAAAGCAGGACTTATTAATATAGATACTGGTGTGGATATTCGAGTCTATTGGGGATTCTCGGTAGATAGATGCTCTACAAGTTGCAACCTAGTGTCTATATTAATAAGCTAACCACTTATTCGGTCTTGAATCGTGAATCAAGTAAAGCGTCTGTAGCTTCTAATATCAGTGCTTTTCTTAGTTTTATAGGAAACTAGCGGGTGTGCTAATCCGATACGCATAGCGATGTATAGCTAATAACATCTAAAAGCCCTTTAGCCGTTCCCAAGAGTGTTGGTGACATGGTTGGGAAGAATTGTTGCGGTGTATGCAAGTGGGTAAGCAATTGGTCTCATAAGCCAATAAAGTTGAAGGTTCGATTCCTTTCCACCGCCTCCATATTGGTTCAGCTAGTTCCATAAATACTAGCATTCCTCCATATGAGGAGCCACATTTCAGCAATCTTATTAACTAATGAGAAGTGTACGTGGCTCCGTTTTTATTCCCATCTAAATTATTCTAAAATATCCCCTTGACACATACAAAATCCATGATATAATCTTCCCATAGAATCTTATTCTGAATTTTTAAAGTATATAGAAATAAGTCAAAAGGGAGGAATCATCATATGAGCAATCTTTTAAACAGCATGAGCGAACTGACCAATAACAAATTAACCGAGAATGGTCAGATGACACACGAATCAACATCTTCAGCCTTAGTTGATTTATTCACTTATATCGGGTCAGCATCTTTATATGTCCGTAAGCGTGATTATCGTTTCGAGAATGTGGATGATTGGGATATGAAACATCTAATTTCATTGTTCATTGAGGCTTATTCTGAAGATGCTGACAAGGCTTTAAGAATTATTCTATGGTCTAGGGACATTCTTGGTGGAGCGAAGCGTAGAGCACCGTTTAAGCTCATTCTAAACCACTTAGCGAATGAGGGTAAGCTTCGTGAATTATATTCACTTGTTAATAAGGTAGGTGATTTAGGAAGATGGGATGACATTTTCCCATTGGTTCTGCATAAGAACAAAAAGGCATCCAAGATTGTATTGAAAGCAATCAACAAGAACTTCACCAATCCTTTGCTGTGTAAATGGCTACCACGTAAAGGGGAAGTGGCGAATGTGGTTCGCGCATATCGTAAAATGACTCCAAAACAATATCGTAAGCATTTGGTGTATAACACCAAAGTTGTTGAGCAGTTGATGTCATCTGCTAAATGGAATAAAATTGATTTTGATTCTTTACCACAAAGAGCATTGAATGATTACGTGAATGCTTTCCAAAAGAACTCAACAACATTTGAGAAGTGGGTTGATGGTTTGACTGTTGATGATGTTAAGTCTGATACACTGTATCCACATCAGGTTATTAAACCAATCGGATTACACGATTTCCAAAACTCTAACCCATTAAGAAACAAGATTGCTGATTTGCAATGGAAAGCCTTACCAAACTTCTTGGAAGGTGTTGATGAAGAGATTTTGCCAGTGATTGATGTGTCTGGCTCTATGGGTGTTGCGATTGATGGTAACACGACTGCTATGGAAGTTGCAGTTTCTCTTGGTTTATATGTTGCAGAAAGAAACAATTCAAGATTCCGTGACCACTTCATTACATTTAGTGAAAGTCCAAAACTACAAAAGATTGTTGGCGATTCATTATATGAACGTGTTAAGTCAATCAGCACATCCGATTGGGGATATAACACAAACTTTAAGGCGGTGGCACATTTGATTATTCTAGCGGCAAAACAAAACAACTTGGCACAATCAGAACTACCTACAACTGTCATGGTGTTCTCTGATATGCAATTTGATGTTGCCTCTTCTGATTCAAAGGTCGATGAAGTCTGGAAACAAATGTTTAAAGATGCTGGATATGAGCCACCGAAGATTGTTTTTTGGAATCTTTGTGGTGATAGTAGACAAGTTCATCATGGTTTGTCTAATGATTCAATCATCAATGAGGTTGGTGGATTCTCACCAACACTTCTTCGTGATATGTTCATTGGTGGTGATACCAAAGAAGAAAAGAAAGACTTCAAATCCAAAACAAGTTATGATATTATGGTTGATGCAATCATGAAAGACCGATATAAAGTTTAAATGGGGAGGAATCAAACAATGTGTGATGAAAATTTTAATGTTGATGTTTATTGGGAAGAGAAAGGATTCCATGTACGAATCAATAAACTAAACTACAATGAACAGACTGGCGAAGTTGAACTGGACACTCAGATTGAAGAGGGTTATGAAGATGCATACACACAAGAGGAGCTTCGAGATTTCTTACAAAACTTCATCACCAGTGCAATCGAAGACCAGTTGGAAATCATGACATTAGTAGATGATGGTGAATGAGTATGAGTGAAACGTATTTCTGTAGCGATTTGCACCTAGGCCACGAAAATGTGAAAAAGTTTCGTGAAGGTTTTGAATCTGTAGAAGAACATGATGAAACCATCACCAATAGAATCATCAACAGCACAACAAAGCGCGATACTCTGTATATTCTTGGTGATGTTTGTTTTAAAAAGGAATCAATGAAGTATCTGAAGAGAATCGCTGACCATGTTAAATCTGTTAAGATTGTCTTGGGCAACCATGATGCAGAGCGTGGACACTCACCAAGCGTTCAAGACTATATCGATATTGGATGCTCAGTTCATGGGTTGATTAAGTATAAGGGGTTCTGGTTATCACATGCCCCAATCCACCCATCAGAACTTCGAGGTAAATTTAATATTCATGGTCACACTCATAATATCATGGTTGAGGACTTGAGATATATGAATGTATGTGTTGAACATCTTGGGGAAGCTGGTGTGATTGGTATCACAGACTTGAAAGATGAAGGAACGAATAGAAAGAACTTTATTCGAGAAAAAATCTTGAAAGATAATATTGATGTGTTGCAAAGTGCTTACTATATGATTCACGGTCAAATTCATCCAGATATGGAAAACTTACAAGAACTTCACGATGGTTTGATTTCCATTTTATCAGAGTATGGGGATAGTGATTATTCTATTCCTTATACCATATCTGCACTGATTAAACAATGCAAATCAAATCTAAGACAGGATTGGTCTGAATATTATCAAAAGTATTATTTGGAATATAATGAATGGGGATGATGTATGAAAAAGAAAAAGAAAGTCAGACCAAAGGATGAAAGAAACCGAGTCCACCAAGAGTTGATTGAGAACTTTGGTGGTAAATCGGTTCCACATCGTGATAAGTCTAAGTATAGGAGAAAGAAAAAGCACAAGGAGGATATTAATGAAGATTATTCATGATTCTTGGATTGGTGAAGAAGCCATTAAACGAATGGAACAACACTATAATGCCAAGTATATCTGTGATACTGCCCTGAAGGGTGGAGATGGTAACTATGTCGATAGTCCTTTTGCTATCTTCTATGCAAACGAAAAGCACCCAGAAGGCTCGAATTGGTTTGCTCTCTATCTTGACTATATTGGTAGGACTATGATTACCAATGCGATTGAAGTGGAAGGCAGAATCATTAATGGTCTAATGGTGGATGATAAGATTGTCTATTCATCGTATCGTCATGATATGCAATGTCTTACTGATTCTAGTGGAAGTAGATGTTGTATTGATGGTGGAGTTGATTATTTAAAAGTGTTGGGAACTTGCCCAATCGTTAAATTAAAAGTAACAAAAGATGGTTTAGTAAGAGTATGATTCACGCGCACCTTATCGAACGTCATATGAACTTGGCTCTATATCATCAATCTGTTATTGTTGATACACAAACAGACCAAGCAACATTCATCCTCACAAACTTCGATGAAAAGATGACAGGTTATCAGAAATATAATCCGAAAGGCAATAAGACACTAAGGAAGAATCAAGACGAGGCAAAATACTTCACGCATGTTTCTAAGGGGAATATCGGTGCATGGGGATTAGAATACCAATCTGAAGAATATCCTCAGATATTGATAATCGTTGAAGGTGTATTTAAGGCTTGTCGGTTTCATAAACATGACATACAAGCCATAGCAACATTGACATCGAATCCGAAGTTTGCTAAGATGCAGTTTGTAGAACTACGTCAGAAATATTTAACCATTGTCATACCTGACCCCGATATGGCTGGGCGAAAACTAATCAAATATGGTAAGACGTATTTGGAAGTTGATGAACCCATTGACGAGATGAGTGATGAGTCTTTTATGAGATTGGTTAATAAAATTAAGAATATGGAGGTATATGATGAGCGATAAGATTAAAATTTATAATGAAACGCTGGGGTTATCGGCTACTGGTTACTATCATCGAGGTGGGCTATTTAGTAATCGTGGTGGTATTTTCTCTAAACCAGATGGTAAGGGGTTACGTTTCGGTGCATCGTGGAAAGTCGGCATCTTACCATTCAAAGATTTTGAGGATATGAGAGGTCGAGAATGGGAATGGTTCGTGGATGATTGCTACTATCATATGATTTGTGTTCGATTGAAAAATGATAGGGACTTCAATTCCCCGACCTCATTTCATTTTACTGGAATGGATGAGGCTAAAGAGTTCTGTTCGTTATTAAGTCGGTCAGTATAGGAGAGTATATGCAAAGTAGATTATCATCGCTCATTGAGCAGATTTTAAATGTGGGTAGTGGATTTCTAATCTCACTTATTGTGTGGATGTATGTGATTGTGCCTATATGGGATTTCGAGGTAACATTGACAGAGAACCTAGCTATCACCATTATATTCACTGTCGTGTCTGTAATTCGTGGATATGCTTGGCGAAGAATATTCAATAGGATTCATAGTAAGGAAACCAACAATGTGCACAAAAATTCTCAATAAGAAATCACTCCCATCCAATATTGTGGATATGATAGTCGAACAGTATGATGCTAGGTATATCTGCGATACTGATATTTTCTTGGAGGGAGAATGGATTCCAAACCTGGTTGCACTGTTCTATGCTGAATCTCCACCAGAAGACACCAATTGGATTGGCTTTACTTACTTACATGATGAGCCGATTGTTATAAGAGGAAATGGGGCATTAGAAGAAACACCATATATCAGGGCTGTATACACACCAGACGGGTATATGTACAGTACACATATGTCGGATAAACGCTCTTATACTGAAAATGGATATGATATTACAATCAGTGGTGGTAGAAGTGAACCACTAATCAAAGGTGATGCCAAGGTTGTTGATTTAATCATCACGCCAAATGGTTTGGAAATCGTACACTAAGTTTTTAAAATAAAATATTTAACAATCACAAAACTCCATGTTATTATGCTTTTGTATGACTAACATGGAGGTTTTTTATTATGGAATTTGTGAAATATGTTGATGTGAGTCATCTACCAAATGACTTCCCCTACGTTCAAGTCATTGATGGATTCGACATCAAGGTGAATGATGTAACATTTAAACTGTTGAGAGCAAATACGAGAAGTGAAATTATCTTTGCTTATATGAATGAGAATCTTCTTACGGATAACCCTTGGGATAATACATTGTTAGAAATCAAACATAAGAGTCGTTTCGTAGTAGATTCTGAAGGTGTGATACAAAAACAACGTGATATTAAAGGTGAACTCACAATATCCATGTACAACAAAATTAAAGATTTGATTTTGATGGAGCAGTTGTAAAGTGATTGATACCAGAACGGTTTATAAAGAGTATGTAAATGGTCATCATATTGTATTGACTGAGGCATGTAGCACTCTTAGTGATTTGCGAGAGAAGTCGAGAGTAATCCACGTTTATTTTGACATCGAGGAGTTAAAATTCATCGGAACTTACTCAAACAATGGATGGTATGGTGGATATATCCCAAACAGTGTTAAAGATGCTTGCAAATCACTTTTATTATTGGAGGAATTATGAACAGTACAAATGAAAGAATTATTGATGGTGAATTTATATATAATGTGAATAATGTTGGGCAGGTGTATGTTTACAAAATCATAGATGGGTCAGAAGTTTTCCAAGGATATGTTGACAAATATGATGGTACAATGGGATTTGCTGGTAAAGCTATGAAAACTCAAATCCAAAAAGCATATGCCTTGATAGATATTGAGGACATCTGATTATATGTCAAATAATATCAAAAAGATTACACAAATCGAAGGTTTTGGTGTGGATATGGAAGGTTCTATTTATGAATTATACGAGATAATATCAAAGGCGGGGAATAAGTTATATGTCTATGCGAATATTCTGGATGAGACTGACCCAGAAAATGATACTTATGATAAAGCAACCGAACTAGACATTGATATTTATGATAAGTGCATACTCATCGCATTTGCTTATACTGGTGAGGTCTTCAAAGAACCAAAACATCCTTGGGGAGAAAAGTATACCCAGATGATGAAAAGGAATATAGAAGATTTGATTATGATGGAGCATTTATGAAAGACATCGAAGTAGTTATAATCGGGAAATATGTTATTTGCGTTTCCACTGAGTTAGCCACAGTCAATGAAATAGTTCATGGATGTACGGTATATAGAGGTAAAGTAATTTTTAGTGGTACTAACAACGATGTTATATTTTGTGGCGAATGTGATGACAAAAATATCATTGATACTGCAATGAACTTATTACTAATGGAGCAAATATAATGTTTCTTAAAAGGCTAAGAGAAGAAACAATCCACATTGAACAAAACACTTACATCATATTGTATGATGGTTGGGAAAGAACCGATGAAATAAACTACGCAGAAGTTCGGTGTGTGGAAAAGGATGGAAATTTCTTCTTATTTACGGACTCAATATTTAAACATAAGGTCATCAGGAGCGATACGAATTGTAATCGCATACCATATCATCACTTAAAAGAGTTGACATCCTATGTAAAAGATGTGATAATGATGGAACAAATTTAAACAAGGAGGAAACAAAACATGACATTCCAAATTCCAACACTGAGACAAGCAAAGAAACTTGTTAAAACTAATGAAGCATTCATCTCAAAAGTTGAGAAAGTCAATGGTGCAAATATTCATCATTTTGATTATCTACTGGCATCACCAAAAGACTTCACCGTAACACCATATGCGAAAGAACTTCGCGGCATTTGTTATGTGACAAGTTTCTTTGGATTATTTTCTGATGCTTGGCCTATGCTCCATAAATTCCACAATCTGAATGAGTGTGAGGGTTATATGGAGAAAGACTTAAAGGACTATATCCTTGATGATGTAGAAATCAAGGAAGATGGTTCGGTTGTGTCATTTATTAAGGTGAAAGGTAAATGGATTGCGAAGTCACACTATAGTTTCGCATCATACCAAGCAACACAAGCACAAAAACTTCTAACATCAGAGTTGGAGAATTTATTAGACCATTGCTTGGACTATGATATTGTTCCAATCTTTGAACTGGTTGGTAAAAACAATCGTGTGGTTGTTGAGTATGATGATAAGATTTCATTGCGTCTTATCTCTGCACGATATAAAACATCTGGTAACTATCTTGGTTTGGGTGGTATTAGAAAAATTGCTCCCAATGCTGGTGTTGAGGTAGTTGAAAGTGTATATGAAGAAAAATACAACTGTATGCCAATGACACAAATCCTTGAACACTTTAAGAATCTTGCTGAAACTGTTGAGGATATTGAGGGGTGGGTTTTGACTTTATACAATCCGTATACCCAAGACTACAAAAAAGTTAAAATCAAAACAAAATGGTATTTAAATTTGCATGGCGTATTAACTGGTACATCGACATATGCCAATAACATCATTGAAATGGTTCTTAACAAAACCATTGATGATTTATTGACACAGATGGGATTGGAAGAAGGTGACAGTCGGTTGGAATGGATTAATGAGGTAACAGAGACGATTGATAAAATCTTCAATCATCAGTACCATCGCATCACTGACCTAATTGAAAAAGAAAATGGTCTATCCGACAAGGAGTTTGCTGAAAAGTATAAGGAAGACCCGTACTTCACTGTCATTATGAGAGTTCGTAAAGGACATGACTTGACAACTAAGTTGAAAGAGTATATACTTCACGCAACTAGACGAAAAGAAATGGCAGAACAATTTTTGGAGGATTTTAAAGATGAGTGAAAAACTAACACCAATTGAATGGATGTACACACATAAGCCAATCTTGAGAGAATATTATGACTATGAGGGAGACCCTTGTGAGCATGGCGAAGATGCAGTTACACCATCACCATATCATTTGGAAGGAAGCGTCTGGACACATACCATGATGGTCTATTCGCATATGAATGCTATGTATGATGGTAAGGGTTTCGACTATATGTTATTGGCGGCTCTATTGCATGATATTGGTAAGATGGAATGTCGAGGGGAAGATGAGCATGGAAACATTCGATTCAAAGGTCATGAGGGATATTCTTTCTTCCGTTCTGTTGATGCGGTTAAAGAGTATATCAATCATCGATATGATGGGTATACTGATGACTATACCAAAGCAGTATTATTTGCTATCGCCAATCATGGTATCTTCATGCACAATAAGAAGATGGCTAACAGCCCTGATTCAATCAAAAAAGCATTTGCACCATTTGATAAACTTTCCTTGGAATTGCTACATGATTTGATGGTTGCTGATAAGAAAGGACGCATTGTGGCTCACGATGTCAAATTTAACGCACCAGAACAATCACCACTGGACGTTCTCATGGATTGTGAGTATGATGCACCTGTTGAGGTTAAAGAGCCATATACGAAGCGAGAATTGGTTATTATGGTCGGTCTTCCTGGTTCTGGTAAATCAACTTATATTAAGGAACACTTAGGCGACTATGCTGTTATCTCTCGTGATGCGATTATCATGAAGAATTGTCCAACTGCTAAGTCATATTCAGAAGCATGGAAATCAGTTGACCAGAAAGAGATTGATAAAGAACTGATGCAACATGCTCAAAAAGTTTTCAAGACCGAGGACAAGATTGTTGTGGATATGACCAACCTTTCCAAGAAGTCTCGTAAGAAGTGGTTGGCATTGGCAAATCAGAATGATTTCTATACCAAGGTATATGTCATGGGGACATCATTAGCAACTTGTATTGATAGACGTTGGGATGGAAATAAAGCCATCAAATACGATATTATTGAAACAATGGCTAAGAAGTTCACATTTCCACTTGGTGATGAGTTCGACTTCGTGGATATTAAGTTATGACATAAATACTTTTGTGAGATGTCAGTTATGATGTCTCACATTGTTTTATCTTTTTAACTTTAATAACACTTCCCTCATATTATTGAGGTAACGGAGTATATATGCCAGACTTGACTCGTGCTGAACGAAGAGAAATCAAACGTCAACGTAGAAGAGAGAAAAGAGCGCAAAGAAACCCATCAAGATACGAATCGGATACATTTGAGTCCATTCCAGTCATCCAAGACTATTCCCCTCCTAGACAATCATTCAACGTAGAAGCAAAAACAGAAGCACAGGGACACTATCTTTTAGCAATCGACACAAACACCATCACATTCGGCATCGGTTCTGCTGGTACTGGTAAAAGCCATATTGCATTAGCAAAAGCGTGTGAATATTTGGAATCTAAGCGAGTAGACCGCATCATCCTAACCAGACCCATCCAAGATGCAGAGGATAACTCCCTTGGGACCCTTCCAGGTGACGTAAACGACAAGATAGCACCTTATCTTGCACCAGCAATGAACTTACTGTACAGATTCTTAGGAAAATCAAAAACAGAAGCCTACATCAGAACTGGTAAAATTGTTGGTCAGCCATTAGCAACCATGCGCGGACACACATTCGACAATTGTTTCATCATCCTAGACGAAGCACAAAACACCACACCAAGTCAAATGAAGATGTTCTTGTCTCGTATTGGTAAGGGTTCTAAGATGGTTATTGATGGTGATGAGAAACAGTCAGACATTAAGGGAATATCTGGTTTAGCTGATGCGGTTAGAAGACTGCAAGGTTTACGTCAAATTGGTACAGTAGAATTTACGAGAGAAGACATCGTAAGAAATGACATCATCAGGTATATTTTAGAAAGGTACGAAAAGTAACTTAGGAATGGGGAGCAACACGCTCCCTTTTCTTTATCTAGGAATTGAAGAAACAGCCACACCAACAAACAACACAATCCCCAACATCATATTCTTAAATTTATTTGCAATCGTCTTAAACATCTGTTATAATCCTCTCTGTTATTGATAATATTCATTATATTTATGGAGGAAAAATGAAAGCAATTTTAAAATATGTTGTACCACCACTATTGGTTTTGCCACTTTTGTGGTTTGGGTTACAAGAAGATGCGAATGTTTTATTGCAGATTGGTGCATACCTATGGTTGGTTATTATTTTCTTCGCATACGCTGTAGTAATTGGTATTAGTTTTGCATTTGTGCAATTGTTAGCAGATTCACTTGCGAAAGGCGATGGGGATATATTCGACAGATTCAGAAACTTTACTGCACCACGCAACCCCCTTCAGTGGCTGTGGACATTTTTAATCACAAGTTTATTCACATTGATAATGGTGTATAATGGTCATGCAATCTTGGCATCATTCTATGGAGCAACTGCTATATTGGCTATTATGAGAATTCGCAAGATGAGAAGTCAATATGAACTGGCTTATATGTTGTATTCATCTGGTCAGAGAGGAAGAGAGATTATGAAAAAACTTAGAGAACAATTTGGTGAAAAACACAATGGAGGTGCAGAGTGAAAAAGATTTTAGTTGAAAAATATAGACCAAAGAGCATTTCTGATTATGTCTTCCAAAATAAGGACAATGAGAGAAAGATTAAGAAATGGCTAAAGGAAAAGAATATCCCTCATGTCTTGATGTCTGGAACACCTGGTACTGGCAAGACAACCATGAGTCGAATCCTTGTTAATGAACTTGGAATCGACAATACGGATGTTCTAATGATGAACGCTTCTCTTATGCGACTAGAAGACATTAGGGGGAAAGTTGTGCCATTTGTTGGGAAGAGTGCATTCAGCCCATTCAAGGTTGTACAACTTGAGGAATGTCTTCACGAAGATGAGGTTGTAATGATTGGAAATTTGGATGATAGACAACAAAAAAGAATAGGCGATTTGCCAATTGGTGAAAAGTTTGCAATCCCATCAATTAACATGGAAACTGGTGAACTTGAAAACGATACAGGCGAAGTTATTGTTGTGAAAGAGGACGAATTGTATGAAATTGAACTTGTCGATGGGAGAACAATAAAAGTCACAGAAGACCATCCGATGTTAGTGTTACTCAATGGGAAGATTGTTGAGAAAACCATAAAGGACGGGTTATGTGCGGACGATGAACTGATTGTTGTTTGGTGATTAATATGTTTTACATATCGAGAAAAACTGGAAGAAAATTTTCTAATAAGCAAGCATATCTGAATCATTTGAGGAAGGTTTACGGTAAATCAGTTAGAGGCGATGTGGGAATATATTTATACGAAACACAGACCGAAACCATCCCGAAGTGTAAAATATGTAAAGAGCGTGATTGCGAATATATAAGCATTTTTGAAGGGTTTTCTGATATGTGTAACAATCGTTCTTGTAGAGAACATTCCAGAGAAATCCTATCCAAAAGCAGGAAATCTGCTATTGATTTTGCAAATATGGTTTACACAAAAACAACAGAAAGCGATTTCTTAGAAGAGTGTCCAATATGCGATGTGTTATTTGATACAAGAAAAACATTGTCATCTTCAACATGCGGAAGTCATTACTGTCGTTCACAATTTAAAGCTGGTTATCAGAGTAAAGGAGTAATGTCTAACAAATTCGTCAGTTTAGAATATTATAAGAAACTATTTGAGACTAATTCTAATAAAATAGCAACATCGCATGTAATCGGATACTGTAAAAACAACAAACATCTTGAGCGGTGCGTCCCCAGAAACATGAAGGTTACATTAACCGCAACCAACATAGAATTTATATTCTTTTGTCCGATTACTGAGATGTGTATACCGTTTGTCTCTGGCGGACGGGCATTATACTCGCATGTAAAATCGTTGGGGGTGGATTATGTGAGCTATTTGAAGGAATATTGCCCTCAAGCGGTTTGTGAATGTAAATTATGTGGAGCGGTGACAAGATACAGTATGAGTGGCCTCCAACCTAGCCAGAAGCCATTTTGCTCGTCAGACCACTACTATCAACACATGACTGAAAACCCTCACATGTATACGAGTGAGGAGAAAAGGAATAATATGTCACATACGATGAGGGGTAAAATTGAATCTGGAGATTTTACCCCTCATGTCAATAAATGGGCTAATGTTGACAAAATGGTAGTGAATGGTATAAAATATAGAAGCTCGTGGGAAGTTCTATTTCATAAGATTTACCCAAACTTGGAATATGAAACATTACGCATTCCGTATTTTTGTAGCAAATATAATAAAGATAGAGTGTATATTGTTGATTTCGTTGACAATATTAATAAGATAGTCTATGAAGTTAAACCATTTTCTCACACAAAAAGACAAAACTTCATAGACAAATCGATTGCGGCTGAAGCATGGTGTGAAAGTAACGGTTACAAGTATGTTGTCATTAGTGAGGATTGGTTTGTTGAGGAATTAGATGCACTGAACAACTTAAAAGAAATAAGCGAAAGGGAATCTCTGGCAATAAAACAATTTAGGAGGATTTATGCAAGGCGTTAAAATTAAAAAAATACAGAAAGTGGGTCGCGGCAATGTAGTGAATTTATGCGTTCACAAAAATCATACATTCATTCACGAGAACGGAATAGCAACGCACAATTGTGATAGACTTACGTATGGTCAACAAAAAAGTTTGCTCTCCATCATCGAGGACAACAGCGACAGAGTTCGTTGGATTCTTACTTGTAACTACATCAACAAACTAGACCCCGCTCTACGTTCTCGTATGGAAGCTGGTTATTTGCAGATGGATGAGATGAATGAAGAAGGTATCCTAAACTATATCATCGACATCATTGAGAAAGAAGAGATTGTGATTAATGAGGATAATGACTTGTTGAGCCATATCAGTGCCTATGGTAGTGACATTCGACGTATCCTAAACTCAATCGAAGGTCATATTGATGAAGATAATGTTCTTCACCCATTGTCATCATCTTCCAAGTCAAATGATATGAGTGAGTTTGAATCCATCTTTATTGGTGGCGAGGCTAAGGATAAGTTGGCACAACTGTTGGAGTTGACTGAGTATTGTGACCAGAACACATTTGAATATTTCTATCAGGTTATGTATGAGAACACTCATAACTTTACAGAAGTGAGTGATGCTGTTATAATCTTGGCTGAATATTTGGATAAGGCAAGTCGAAGTGCTAATCAGCGATTGACATTGGATGCCTGTTTGTATAGATTGTTCATGGAAGATAATGATGAGTGACATGGAGGAGATATAACATGGACAATCTTTTTGCATACTTTGATGCAATCAATCGAGAAGACTTCTCATATGTTGATAGGATGAGTGATGAAGATGTTAAGAAAATATCTCCTTTTGTGGTGCTTATGTGGATGCATGGGTCCGTAGACAACAATGATATTCACTGCATCTTAACTGATATGTATGTGAATCCTTATGTGTTTAGTCTCAGTAAGCATCCTAGACTTCTTCTCAAACTCTTCATTTCTGCCAATGGTGGAATTGATAATACTCGGTATAAGTTTAAGAAATCAGTAACGAAGGAACAATCGAATGTGATTAAAATGATTGCAGAACATTATGATTGTAGTTATAATCACGCCAAGGATATTAAAGAGCTTCTGAGTGAAGATGATTTGAAAGAGTTGGAGAAGTTGTATGGGAAATGATAAAATGTTTATGGTAACTGGAGAACTGCGACTGTCTGATGGGTCAACAGCTTATGAGGTTGTATCGGTTAATGGATGTGCGTTAGTCACAATGAAATCGGTTACTATGAAGTATGGCAACATGGGTGGTGTGAATTTTTATGCCCACCATAAAGAAGACATTGATGAGATAAGAGCATTGATTATGATGGAGGAACTGTAACAATGTCTTGGGGGAAGATTGAATTCCAAACACACCACAATGGCTACATCCTAGAGGGTGTGAGTAGAGCAGAAAAATATTACATTGCTGTCTACACTAATGAGTGGGATTGGGTATGTAATATCCATCATGGTGAGGAAGCCCGATACACCACAGACCCAACAACAATCTTACCAACAGATGTTGAAGAATATGCCAGATTTATGCTTGATATGATGATTTTATGAGGAGGATGTATGTACGTTGAATATTATGGAACGATTGGCAATGATATTACAATATTTGATGTCGATGGTGCTAGAGAATATGTATACTCGTGTGGCGAATTCACGGGAGAAATAACACCAAGCAACATAACACTTGTGAATGGTATTCAATTGGGTAACGATGCCGACCAATGTGCTAGAATATTACAACAAATTCTACGTCGTCATGGTGACAAAATCCGAGAGGCTAGAGATTTGCTTTTGATGGAGGAACTATAACATGACACCAAAGCAAGAACAACTGTTTGAAATTTTGGGCAATGATGATAATCGATTCAATGGTGTTAAGACCATATGGGAAAAGTATGGAAGTCTTGGTCTATCGAGAGATACTGGTAATGTCGCAGTCACTTATTACACCAAAAACGATTATTCTATTAAGCAGATAGTTATGCCTAGGGATGAATATAATGAAATCTTACCAGAAATAAACTTCATGAGAGAGTTGTGAGATGCCATTGGAACGAATTAGGTATCTAGGAACCTATGTTACAAACAAGCGCATATATGAAGTTATAGACGTTAATGGTGATTTACAAGTCGATGTGAAATATAGAGATTCATACCTAGGAACAATTGACTTTGATGGGGATATTACACAAAGCATAAGTGCAATCGAAGAATTGACAGGTGAAGACTATGAAGTGTCTATGACACTAATGATGATGGAGGAAATATAAAAATGGTATTGGAGGTTTTAAGTGGAGAACTTGATGGTGTTTCATACCTAACATTTAGTAAAACGATGAACGAAGGAAAGGTCATCAAAGCTATGTGTAACATACTAACTTCAAGAAAAACTCAAATTGCGTTCATCTCAGTAGACGGGATGTTACTAGGGTCTTTCACGACAAATAGTATAGATTTCAATGCTGGTGTCGATGTTGATGCCACTACTATTGAAGACGTTTTTAAATTTATAAAAGAAGCCCAACTATATCTTATGATGGAAGAACTATGATGACGATAGGCGAAGTGATTGATGCAGTATATCGAGAAATCCTTCATCTCCATCGACAGGATTTGAGAGAATTTTATGAAGTCATTCAGGATTCTAACGGGACATATAAGAACATCCTATTAATTAGAAGAAAATCAAATGATGCCGAAGAATATATAGTCATACCAGAAAGACACAAAGATGACAACTTCATACCTGTGATAGAGTTTAATCGTTTATGGAAAATATTGGAACACTACGATTCTAAAATATTCGCAAGCACTGACAATGTACTGACTGCGGCGGATATGATGGGCGGTGGTCAAAAGATAAAACAAGTCCTTGAGTTCTTTAGTCTTATGGAGGAAATGTAATGCTTGAAACTCTTAAAAATATTTCAACCCAGTTATCCCATGCGAGAACGACTTATTCTGACTTAGAACTCACATACGACAAATTAAAGAAAATCCAGATTGAGATATTTGATGAAAAATTCAACGCAATAAAGGAAATGACAAGACGAAACAATGGCTATGTCTTTATGTACCTACCGTACTACGATGATGGTGATAATGAATTTAATTTTTGTTATCTTTCAACAACACACATAAACAGTTGGTTCAAACATTATTTAAAAATAGAAACGATTAAGACGGATATTGTAGTGGTAGCCATATATAACTTAGCTATCGGGCTATCAATTGAAGATGCTGTTGAATCTGCATACAGTATGGTGATGATATGAGTGATGATATGAGTGATGATGTATTCATCGGTGGTGAAAAGTATTCTCTCATTCATTTAAAATTCAGAGATAAGCCTATGGTATTCATATATGATGGGCAAGGCGTATGTGGCTTCATTGATGAGGATGGGATAGCAATAGCTGATAATGTCATTGTTCCAGAACACCGAATAGAAGTGGCAAAGAACTTATACCTAATGGAGTGTATTTGATATGATTGGAGCACATAAACATCATGTGTGGATTAATAGTGGATTGTGCGAACAAAGTGGAGAATGTTTAGGAGTTATACAAATCGGGTATGATGAAAAAATTTCTGAGGGTGATATTCTATATCTTATAGACAATTTCACCAAAAGTATTCGCGTCATTCTACCAGAGAATCAAAAGCATCACCCAAGACCATACCTACACGAAGTTTGTATATACAAGTGGGAAACTAAAGAATTTTTGGGATGTATGCCAAAGGATGACGTACAAAAATTCTGCGAAATGCTTGCAATCCAAAACCAACTTTAACTTGACAAACAAAACTCTCCTAATATACAATCTCCATATTGAACTGATATGGAGAAACTATGAACATCAAACCAACCAATGACATTGATAAATTATATGATTCTGGGCTTATACACCACACTGACGGGACTTTTGAGTGTCCAGTGTGTCATAAGACCTATAAAAGAGAAAAACCTGCCATAGAGCATTTAAATGCGCGTGATTGTTTCTCTCTTCTTGATATGTTCAAAGACACCACGAATGAGATGAAAGGTTATGCCTTGTATAAGACATTAGTAACATCTGTCAATCCAAAAGCCAGAGCATCAATAAACATCTTCAGAAAGAGCAAATATTACAACTCGGTGATGAGATATATTTCGTTCGCATCAATCCATGAACTAAAAGAACGCTCAGATGATTACCTAGACTGGCTAATCCAATACAAAAACTTTAGTAATATCAATGGTTTATTATCAAATGCCATTAAGGAATCATTCTTGAGAGAGTTTAGATTATTCTTGCAGAAGCATGGTGATGTGATGATTGATTCTTCTAAGTTCTATGATAGGTATGCTGAAGACTTGTTGAATGATGCTGACTTCTTCATCAGGAGCATAGAGAAAGGTCACATATGGATTGGGTATTTTAATGATGTTGACTTTCCAATTGAGGACGTGTATAATGGCTTACCAATCGATTACCAAATTCGGTTTGATAAAATCTTGGATGCGATTGAGAAATGATTATTTTTAAGAAAGGAGGACAATATGAGAACTTATCATGTATGTGCAAATGTAAACTTAGCATCACATGGCTATAGCAATAAAACCATTGACTTTTTGTATGAAACAAAAATCCTAATTAATGACGGTACACTGTGGAAGATTAAAAAGGAAGCAGTATTAAAGGCATTGCCGAATAGTGTATGGGGAGAAGATGTGCTATCAACTTTTATTAACGAAGGTGTAACCGTTACATCTTTAACAATTGTAAACCCATAAGAACTTTTATTTTAAGAAAGGAGGAAATGTATGAAGAAATTATTACTAATCGCAGTGGCACTTGGTTCTTTGCTTGTGATGTCTGGTTGTCAGACTGACGCAACAAAGGCATCGCATAACTTATCCAAAGCCGCAGAGATGTTTGAGCTAGACCGTCGTATTGTTTTTTATAATGGTATCACTGGTGAGTATATGCTAACCATTACTGGAAAATGTTCAGTTGAAACTTCAAGTAACCGATTGGCTGTAACTTGCAAGGAACCTAACAACGAGTACCGTAAGCATTATCTGGGTTTGTCTGATAACGTCACCTATATGTCAGAACAGTTGACGACAGCAAAGGTTAGCACGTACCACACGCGAATTATCTTCAAACCTCAATCAATCGTGCCAGATTTTGATATGCGCGGTGATATGAATGAGTTGAAAGATGCTGTAACGCCAGACTAATGTGAGGTTGATTGATGATTGAACGATACTATTTTGTTTATGGGTATGCCGAGAAGTCTGAAACCGAAAAACAAGTACGGATGGAAATGTGGAGAATAATTTCCATTCGGAGCTTCTTTCCAAATCATATTGGCGCAAGCAAATATGCAGTAGAGGTTTTAACCGATTCTGCTAGAAATTCTGGCTTTTGTGGCAATGTTATGATTACATCATTCAGCAAGTTATAGTGGAAGGTGATATGGAAAAGAAAAAAGAACCAACGATTGAAGAAGAGATTATGATGCTGAAGCAGATGAAAGACTTCGGCTTACTTTCATCAATCCTACGTAAGTTAAACGATAAAATTGATAAGTTACATGAGGAGTTTGATGATTATGACCCAAACCAGGACATCGACATCAATCATGGTTTTGAATCACTGAGGAATGATATTGACACATTGACAAGTGACTTAGAACTAACATCAGGTAATCTAAACATTCTTGAAGGTAGAGTGGATGATTGTGAGTCAAATATCTCACGATTTGATGAAGAACTAACAAGACTGGAAGGTGAGATTGAAGAAATTAAACCATTTGTTGATGCGTTTAACGAAATGTGAGGAGATATTATTATGAACTGTACAAATATTAAAGTTAGAGCAATAGACGCTCAAAGAATCATCAATCACAGGTTATTGACCGAAGAACTTCTATATAAAGCGGTCTGGCATCGATATGCTCATGAATACATGGAACAGGATATGTTATTTGGATTATATAGTAAGCATAGAACACTAGAAGAAGCGTATCGCTATTTGATATTATCTGTCAAAGACACCGACCAATTCATCGAGGTGTTGGATATTTTTCATAAAAACTCTGCCGTATTGGAACGTATTGAGCGTTTGAAGATTTTATTGGATATGTCGAAAAAATCTTCACAGTATGGTGATAAGCTCATCACATTGGATAGTAAAGATTCGATGATAGTGTTTGGCACTATCAGTCATGAAGAAGATGAAATGATTTGCGAATACGAAAAATATGTCGAAAATGATAAAAATCCAGTTTCGATTTTTGACTTCAGTGAATCCTATGTGGGTTACGAGTAAGGACTTTTAATATGCCTAGAGTTAGAAAGAAAACCATAACACATCAAAGAGACAAGTTGAGATTTTGTAAGAATTTGGGGTATCGTGGCATTACTGATTATGGTGAGCGAGAATATATCTGTGATGTGGTTAATATGCCGTTTGGATTGACTAAGATTGATGGTATTCCAAAAGTCATTCAAACTGGATTGGTCTCTGAGCCTTTGGATATTAGAGAGTCTGGATTTGTGGTGAAAGAAGCATACTTGCACGATTCTGGACATTACATTAATGCAATCTCTGATTTAAATTCAAACACTGTCATGTTTACTGCTGATGGTAGTCATTATATCATTCGACCAAGAAGTTTCGCCACCATGATGAATGCTGGTGTTCGTGACCTATATAATGATGGAAAGAATGGTAAAAGTTTTGATGAGTGTTGGGAAGAGGTGTCTGACTATAGAAAACTGATGAGAGATTTGTAACATGGAATCATTCAACAAATACCCATATGTGGCAGATACCATAGAAGGCGCGTTCGGTATTATTGATATGGTCAGGAAAGGAAATGAATTTAAAATTATATCCAAGCCATTGGATTATGATTCTGTTATATTCATGCTTCCTCTTGAGCTTGAGGTGTACGTTGAGCGAGAGATTGGAGCAATCCATATCGAAACTTATCAAATTCGTGTCCCCCATGCCATATTTAATGATATAATTGAATATGAGAGGAATATTGAGGATTTGTGAGGAGAGGAGAGTTACTATGGGAGAAAACAAAATTGAACCTTGGTCTGCTGAACGTGAGATTGAGGATGAGCTAGAAAATCTAATGGATTGTTTTGATGATATACTGGTAGAAGCAGAAATTGAAGAGCCAGCAGGGAGAGGGGCTGGCTTTGCTTTACATTTTGACCACGAAGAACTTAAAAAGTACATTATTGAGTTTGCTGATAAGTATGCCCAATTGCGAGAACTGATGTGATGGAGGAATTGTGACAACCGAATTTCATATCAAAAAGACGGTGGTAAGGAAATTATCGTTTTCTGATATAATTTCCATATTATATAACAAAGAAATTGATGATTACTGGATTCAAATAAAATTGGAAAATGGTAGATTACACTCTTTTTGGTATACGAGTAACCACATTAATGGTGATATATCGTTTATTTTGGTTGATGAGGCAAAAGAAATTATTGATTCTGTGATTCAAATGGAGGAACTATGAGAAGTATATTCGACGTTGACATCGATACCACCTCGAAGACTGATAAGAAACAATATGGTATCCCTGCCATGATTTATAATGAAGACCAAGAGAGAATCAACCCACATCCTAGTGGTGTCTATCTTGAAGAAGTACCAATCGATAAATTAACTGGTTTGTGTTCGTTCGACTATAAGTATGGAGACGAGAAAGGATTCATGAAAGTTGATATTCTTCATAACACAGTCTATGATATTTTTAAATCAAAAAAAGAAGTTTTGGAAGCATCGGAGAATGATATTGATTGGTCGATATTGGAAGATAGGAAAGTTGTGGAATCATTACCACATATTGCCAAACACTATGACATCATCCAGAAGTTGAAGCCAAAGTCTGTTGAAGACTTAGCCGATGTTTTGGCTCTAATCAGACCTGGTAAGTCAAATCTGATTGATTCGTATATTCAAAACAAAGAGCAGACCAGAAGAAATCTGTATAAGAGACCAAAGACTGGAATGTATTTTAAAAAGTCTCATGCCATATCGTATGCACTGATGATAAAGACACTCATCTATAAGAAGCATCAGGCTATGATTTGTTGGTAAACTTAAACACTTTCTTGTTTGGTTTATTTGTGCTCAGTCTATGAGTTGATGACTTAATGTTCTTCTTATTGACCATTACTGGTGGATTCATTGGGTAATGACCAAAATAGAGAGCCTTATAGACACTAAACCTCATATGTGAGAAATACATCTTATATAGAATGACAGCCAGTGAAAGTTCTGGGTCATCATTCTGAGACATATCGAAAACTGTTACGTGCTTGGTTGAGACATAATCAATAACCCCAATGTATGTATAGTTTTCTGTCTCAATCACATCCAACAAATTATCTTGCACTTCTTATCCTTTTTTATTATAATCTTCTATATGTCAGTATTTATGGGAGGAAATGATATGAATGTGGAGGAGAAAGCTCGTAACTTATTCAGAATCATGCATGATAATAATTTAACCCATTGGATGAGTGAGAGTGAGTTCAACGATGCATGCTACTCAATATCAACGGATAATTTTGTGAATGTTAGTACGAGACCGAAAGAGGAGGGCAAATACTTTAGGCTCAGAACATTATCTCCCACAGTACGCACAATTGGAGAAGCAGAACATGCCCTTGTGTATGGTAATTGTCACTACAATTTACTGAGAGAGTTCGTCGGGAGAGATTCTGGATATTATGTTAGACTTGATTGGTTATCGGATGTTCACGAAGGTGCAATTTTCATGAGCCTTGATATTGTCTGTGGAATTATCTTCAATGGAACACCAGAAAGAGTTTGGCATTGGCACAAAAAAGTTTCAAACACCCAAGAATGGAGATTTAGAAACAGTATATTGAAGTATGCTATACTAAAGGCTAGAGAATCAATCAAGAGTGGTGAGTTTGAAACATTGTTAATGATGGAAGTATTGTGATAAGAACTATGAGAACTGTCATATCATTATATGATTCAAAAATAGATGGTTTGAGACAAATCGATGCCTTTGTTTGGTTAAGAAAATTCAAACTGGTCAATGAGAAAGATAAGCCAATCATTGAACGCAATCTGGGTAATAGTCTAAAGCTTCCTTATTTGACCGATGATACCGTATACACCCTATACAAGTCATTAAATGGTGACTACAAAATCATACCACACCATGCCTTAATAGAAATGGGAATCGATGTGGTTGAGTTTGCAAACCTTGTGAGGGGTGGTGAAATTGATGTGGACATTGCTATTAATATGTTGAGGTTATGAATATGAGTGAATATACAGAAGATGTTGCTTACATGGAGCAACAAACAGAATCATATCAATACGATTATGGATAATTCTCATCAAAAATATATTCACACCTAGATAGCATTTGCGATGGAGTTCGCATGAAATGTGGAGAGAAATACGACTTTGACTATATAATAAATGAGTTTGAAAAGTTCAAAGAAATAAAAGAATCTCGTGGGAGTGATGGTGATAGGTTGGAAATCCTCCAAGAATTTATTGACATTGTTGAGGAATGCAAATATGATATTGACACTGCAATGTTGATGGAGGAATTGTGAGTGGATAATATTACGTTCGAGGTCGAGAAGATGCAATTCTATGATGAATATCGTCCAGTTGTGATTGTTATGAATAATGGTAGGAATTGGTTCAGAGCAATAAAATATGGCGATGGGGAGGTAAGTCGATATTTTGAGGATGAATACTATAAACCATTTGACAAAGATCCAGAAGATTTCTATGATACTATTAAAGATTTGTTTATGATGGAGGAGATATGATACTAGAAGTAATACAAATAAGAATAATCCGCACCAATGTCGTGGTAGGATATAGAATCGTATCGATGCCAACAAAATCAGGGAGAACTACGATAGAGGAGAGCGAGAAGGTTGTTGAGGAGAGACCACTTGCAATCATAACCATTATTGGTTATGATTAAGTAAAGGTGTATTTGGATGAAGGAAAAATCAAAGTATATGCCAAAGACCCAAACTATGAACCTTCACCAATGTTCCATGATTCGATATTTGAGAGAGCGATGGACTATCTTATGATGGAGGAAATATGACAACCCAAGAGCTATGCGAAACGGGAATAATAACATTCAGAACTATGCGTATAATGGAGTCTTCGGTATTCCATCCATCTGGTGGTGTAGGAGGACAGATGATGTCAACATCTGACGAGTTAATCCCTTTTGTAGAAGTGAATTATAAAGGAACAACATTGGTAACTTTCTTTTTTTGTGACAATACAATGCAAATGGCTACGAGCATCATTCTTGTGCCAACCGAACTAAACATGGAAGAGATTTCCGATATGGCTCGTGATATACTGATGATGGAAGAAATTTAAAAGAGGAACATAAGTGAGCATCTTATCAAAACTATTTGAACAACTGAAGCAAGACATTGTGGTTAAGGCAAACTTAGGCTCAAGGGAGAACACTGGGTTTCATGCCATTCATTGCCCAATCTGCAATAAGACTGATAGAAAGACAGGTGGATTCAAGTTTGAAGATGATAAGATTGTATATCACTGCTTCAGGGGGTCTTGCGATGCATCCACAGTCTATGAGTTAGGTTCACCAATATTCAGAAAGTTCAAAAGACTCATGGAAGTTCTTGGTGTAACCATCCCTGTTGAGCTTAGAATGGTTAAGTCATCCTTTCAGAAGAAGCTAGAAACACTTGATGAGAATCTTTATAAGAAACATTACTATAAGGATATTGAACCACTGGAAGGCTTTGTTCCATTCAATAAAGGCACTGACCACTATCAAGAATATTGGAAAGAATACTTCACCAAACGAAGAACAGACTTCGATGATGTCCTGATTGGCAATTATGGCAAATATAAGGGGTGCTGTGCCATCGAAATGAAGTTCTATGACAAAACCATAGGCTATCAGATTATAACGCAACGTGGTGACTATATAAAGCAATTTGGTGGTAATACCAATTTGGTGTATATTCCAGAGCAAACCATATCAGAATTGGTTATATTGGTTGAGGGGTCATTTGATGCCAAATGCTTTCCAAACACAGTAGCCATCATGCAAAGTAAAATAACACCAGAGCAAGCCTACCACTTAAGAGGAAAAGATGTTATAATGCTTCCTGATATGGATAATGGCAACCATTTTATTGAACAGTTTAAGGACTATGGGTGGAAAATATCCATTCCTGATTGGGGAGATTGTAAAGACCTTAATGAAGCTGTCATTAAATATGGTCTCGTTGTGGTTGCCGAAATGATTATGGAGGGTATATGCACCGATAAGAAAAAGGCACAACTGCTGTTCAATATGAGAAGACGTTCATGAAAGGTGAGATTGTTGGGATTATAAAAGAATGCTACATGGATACACTGCATAAAATCCAACCAAGAAGACACATTCATATCCTAGACTTAGCTGTAAAGTGTACAAAGGCTAAAATTCCGAGAGGTGATATGATTGCTGAGTTGGATAGGATTGGACTAAGTGTTAATAGTGGTGGTTTAATACAACTACCTGAAGTGTTGTGTAATGAAGTACACGAAACATATATGATGTTAGAGGAGATATAAAGATTGAGCGAAGAAATCATTGATAAAAAACAAAAACTACTGATTGAATACTTGGTATCATCTCCTGAGATTTTTTCCAAGTGCTACTCAATCACAAAGCCAGAATATTTTGATGAGCCACTTGACAGGGTGGTTGACTTCATTTTAACATATTTCACCAAGCATGGTGGTCTTCCAAAGTTTGATGTGATTGATGCCGAAGTTGGTGTCTTTCTTAAACAACAAACCTTAGACCTACCATCTGATGTTGATTATTTCTTAGAAGAATACGAAGCATTCTGCCGTGATTCTGCTATGGCTAAGGCAATCTTGGAATCGGTTGATTTGGTGCATTCTGGTGAATCTCATAAGGTTGAAGCATTGGTAAGACAAGCAATGCTAGTGAAACTCGATAAACACTTGGGGATTAGTTTGTTTGAAGACCCAGAGGGGCGAATCAACCGAATGGATGAGAGAGTTGTTAGTTATTCGACTGGTATCAAAGCAATCGATGATATGATTGGTCATGTTCGTAAGGGTGAGTTCCATATGATTTATGCACCATCATCTGGTGGTAAGTCACTTGCTCTTGCTAATATGGCGATTGCTTTTGCTAAACAGAAGTTGGATGTTGCCATCATCACACTAGAACTTGCCGAAGATTTATACGCAAAGCGCATGGATGCGATGCTAACTGGTGAAGATATTAGTCAACATAAGAAATTGGCTAAGGTTATTGCTGATAAGATTGCAAAAGAACAAGAAGAGATGGCAGACATCACAATCAAATCAATGTTTGGTGGCACAACACCTTCACAAATTCGTGCATATTTGTTAGAATATTCATTGGAGAAGGGGAAGTATCCAGATGTTCTTATGGTTGACTATCTAGGTATTATGGGAACTGACTTAACAAATTCGCAGAACAAGTTTGACCAAGACGATGAAAAATCTCAACAACTTCGCAGAATGGCACAAGAATTTGATATGATTACATACTCTGCTGGTCAGATTAACCGCGAAGGTGTTGATGTTGTAGCTGTTAGTGCGGCTCACGTAGCTGGAGGCATCTCGGTCATTAACAATAGTGACAGTAGTATCGCATTAGTCGCATCAGAGCAAGACATTGATAATAATCAGGTACAGGCTAAACAGTTAAAGATTCGTAATGCTCAGAAGTTCTCTAAACCAATCATCTTGTATAGATGCCCTAGAACATTACGATTTAGTGACCAGCCCAATGTAAAAACAACAAATATGAGTAAGCCTTCTTATGTAAAAGGGAAAAATGATTCAGATAATGATTCAACACCACCTCCACAAGAGGATAAAAAGAAGGCAAAACTCAAGAAAGCACTAGGCAGGAGATAGTTTATGTGTTATAATATTTTTGATTCATTCTTAACCATGTAAAATAGGAGGTATAAATAAGTGGACATTAAGATTATTAAAGCCTTACTAACAGAGCTTAGTTCTGTTGGTATCAGTCAAATCATCATTGACCCGACTGAGGATGGCACACTATTCAGAGGAACCAATGATGACCGTACATTGATTCTTTTTGATGAGGTTGGGGAAAAGCTCACTGATATGTCTATGGGTATTAAGAGTGTTAATGCTCTTCTATCCCGCATCAATCTTTTTGATGAAGAAAAGGCAAAGATTGAGTTGATTCCTGATAACGATGGTAACTGTCGTGACTTTATTGTTAAGCAGGGGCGTAAGCGCGTATCATATCGATGCCACGAACCGTCAACTGATTACATTCAAGCACCTAAGACACTCCCAGGTGATTTCTCAATCACTGAAGAGAACACCATCAAATTTGATAAGGCTTATGTGTCTTATCTAAGCAATGCCATTAGTGCAATGGCATATACGGGTGATAAGGAAGAACGTACCATTAAGATTTCTGTCGATGCTGGAAACCTTTCGGTTAATATTTTCGATGGAAGTGATGATTCGTTCACGGATGTGATTGAGGGTATGGATGATTCACTAAGCTTAGAAGGTCTATTCGATGTAGCACCATTCAGTCGTGTGATGAAACAATCTGTTGCATCCGAGTCGAATGATGGGTATGCGGTGTTCACCATTTCCGAACAAGGTGTTGGTGTGTTCAGATTGGAGTATATGGACATTCTGGTTCATCCTACAGTTAGTTAATTCATTTGTTAATTCAAAGTGTTAATTCGTTTGTTAATTCTATTATGAGAGAGGTATAAAAATATGTCTAAGTTACTAAACAAGTTGAAATCAAAGAAATCATTGGTTGAACAAGTCAAAAAAGAACAATCAGGTGGTCATGAGAAAGATAAACGCTATCTAAACTTCTATGACCTTAAAGATGGTGAACACATGAAGGTTCTACTTGTTCCTGATGTCAATGGTGATTTGTGGGTCAACTTCCGCAAACATGGTCCTAATCTGACCTACAAAGATGCAACGGGTAAAACCCAAAACGTGAAAGGTATTGGCACAATCGGTGCTTATCCAAACAATGAAGACTCACCAATCATGCAGAAAGGTTATGATTTGTTGAGCCTTAATAAAGAGACTGGTGATAAGTTCTACTTAGACGAAGCTAAGAAGTGGTTCCCTAAAGAATACACAGTGATGTCTTGTGTTGTGATTGAATCACCAATGGAAATCAACCAATCACCTGATGGTAATGATGTGAAGCTGTTCAATGTTCCTTACAAAATCAAGGAATATATCATGAACCAGATTGCTGAAGAAGTCATCCCAGAAGATGAGATTTTCATCACTCCATTTGTGATTAAGAAAAGCAAGAATTCTGGTGGGTGGGCAACGTATGAGAACTCTTACTTTGCACGTAACACCCTGACTGATGATGAGCTTCAAACATTGGAAGAAGACTTCCAGATTGATTTGTTCGACTATTCAAATATCGACATCGTTCCAAAAGAACCAACCATTGAAGAGTTGGAAGAATGGTTGGCTAAGGCTGAGAAGGCATATGCCAAAGTGACTGGTGGTACTACACCTTCAAATGATGAACCAGAAGAAGAGGAGGAAGAAGAAACACCTCCACGTCGTACTGGAACTTCTTTGAAAGACCGTATTGGTAAGAAGAAACCAGCACCTCAACCAGAACCAGAAGAAGAGGAAGATGACATCCCTTTTGAACAAGACGATTCGGAAGAGGAAGGTTCTGAACCTGAATCGTCAGAACCAGAAGAAGAGGAAGCCCCATCTAAACCATCAGGTCTTTCAGACCGATTGGCAAAACTTCGCAAAAAATAAGACAGCTTAGATTGTCCTTAATTAGCCCCTTAATTGGGGCTTTTTTGTTTCTGAAAATCGAATAAATATATCTATAAAATAAATTCAAAAAGGAACTGGTGTGTTAAGAGAATCAATCAGACAAATCATTTTAAAAGAAAGAGCAAGCCCAATGGAAGTGAAGCAAGCCATTCGGGAAATGGAAATGTATGCTAAATCCAAGGGTGTATATCTTGAGCTTTACCTTAACAAAAACTTCCTTATGATTGGTTATATTAAAAGAGAAAGTGGCAATAAAGGTGTTGGTGCTGAAGTCTTAAAATATATCAAGTCAATCGCTATGGCTGTTGATGTTCCACTTGGTCTTGATGTGGATGCACCAGGTTTAGATTCAACCACACAAGATAGACTAATCAATTACTACAGACAACAAGGATTTGAGTTTAATCATCAGGAGTTTAAGAGAGACCCAGACTTAGGTGTATATATGACATCTGGTATGGAAAGAAAACCAATGATGTATTGGATACCATAGGGCTAGACTAAAAAGATGGCTAGAAACTACCGTCAAGGCTATTTTGAGCCACAATATCCAGAGAAGTGCCTCAACAGCGGAAAGATAACATATCGTTCTAGCTGGGAGCTGGCATTTATGAAATGGGCTGATAGAAACCCCAATATTATCAAGTGGGGTTCAGAAGTCCTCCAAATTCCATATGAATCATCTGTTAAGGGAAGAATGGCTAGATATTATCCAGATATTCTAATGACATATGTTGATAAGACTGGTAAAGAGAAGACGGTTGTTATTGAGATTAAACCATCCCACGAAACCAATAAGCCCAAGAAGGGTAGAAACATGAAGCAGTCAACATATGACCAACAGTTGTTGACCTTCATTACGAATCAAGAGAAATGGGTAACGGCACAGAAGTATGCGAAAGAAAGAGGATGGGAGTTCCGCATCCTCACTGAAAATGAAATGTTTCGTTAAAGACTGCTCTTCATTTCGATATATTCATCGAAAATCTTATAATCAATGTTGTCATAGGCAAATGTTGCCGTAATCATAACCTCTGAATCATCATCAATGTTCATTGAATCATGGTTCAGTTCTGTTAAGAAACATCTTTTTAAAATAAAAGATTCAATGACCTTATCTTCTGGATTCATCAAATCAACTTTAATATCAAACTTATAGTCTCTTGTATCTGGTGATGTATCAGCAGGTGTCCCCATCACATCAGTATGATGGTTTAGCTGTCTCATCACTTGTGCATATAGGATTGAACTGACAATCGCACCCTCATCATCCCAGAATGTAATCGAGACTGGATTGAATCTAACAAACCCTTTCTCTTTGTATTGATTCCCTCTTCTAAGCACTTCACTTTCTTCAAATCGAACTTCAGGTCTGTTGACTGTTCTAACTTGTCTTCCTAGGACATTAGAGACGTTCTCAGGCAATCCTAAGAATTGTACATAGAAAGTATCCCCTAAACGATTTCGTGTTGACCTAGTGGCATAGGATTTCGCTAATTCATTAATCATTCTATAACATCCTCAACGATTGATTCATCGTTATTATCATCAATGACATTGGTATGGATTTGTCTAATGATGGTGTCTTGTAAGTCGTGTGGGTAGTTCAATCGAACTGGAACTGAGAAAGTCATACCAAGTTGGATGATTCTTTTCTCTGCACCCATTGGATATTGAATCTCATTTTGAATTGACTCAAGCATAACCTCAGTTAGATAGTTACCACTAGATGCATTGGTGTCCACCTTGATTGTGATTCTAGGATTGAATATCAAAAGAATCTGCTCAACAATATTAAACAATTCAACGGTAGAACTAGCATAGATGGATAGTTCCATATCCATAATGAAAGCTGGAGCAATCAAGCGATTGGAAACTTTTCTTGTCGAAGTGTCTGGGTCAGCAATGTTCGGTACACTATCAATATGATGTTTTGGTCTTCTACCAGTGGTGTCCATATTAATACCAGTCATATTAACAGCCATGATGGGTAGTCTATTGTTTTGGTGAACATCATTCTTTGATAAGATACCAGCCACAATTCTGTCCATGCTTCCATATACGACTGGGATTCTTTTTATGACACCATCACCAGAATCATACTGGAATCCTTTGAAGATTCTAGCGAACTGCGATATGTACTTCTCAAACTGTTTACTTTCTCTGTACGGATAGAGTTCCATTGTGATATAATCTCTTCTATTTTGCCTATATTGGTATTTATAAATACTACAAGTAAAGAGGACAAGTACATTTTATGGATTTTTTAGAGTTACTACAAGAAGAAGCACCTAGTTTTGCTGGATACATGGACATCAAAGAGATTATGCGTCTCTACTATGGTCGTCTAGGTATGTATGTGTCTTTCTCAAATGATGAGAAACTTGACATGAGTGGCTTTGATGCTAGTGATTTGAACAGACCATATGCTGTAAAAGCATATACGGTTGATACAGTGGTGGGTCGTAAAGTCTTCTCTGCAAAATTTTATGGTCATGTCTTCAGAATTATAAACAAGAATAGAAAGTTTCTGAATGATATTCGTGACTACACACGAGAAGACTTCATTGAAGATTATGAAGCTATGATGCTCTTTCCATACCTTTCAACTGAAGAAGTCTACAATGCCAGAATGATTGTTGATTCAAATCCAAGAATCAGAAGTGCATTCCAAAGATTTTGGGAAATGGTCAAGTTGATTGTTTCACCAGAAGGGAAGTTGGCTGATAAACTTTGGAGAAGAATCTTATTAGACCTTGGCTATGGTGGATTCACTGACCAATCAGGACAAGGCATCATGGCTAAAGGTAAACAAACCATCACCTTGATATTGGATGAAAGAGATATTGAGGTGTATGATATTGTTCCGATACAGAAGTTTAGAGTGGATAAGCGTCAACGTGTTATTGACCAAATCAATAAGAAGAACAAGAGAATGCACGCTAGGAGAAATCGTGTGGCTAAAGTGAAGACTGAACCGACAAGAGGTTTGGTATCAACCATTAAAGGATTTTTACGATGAGCAGAATGGGTAAAATTGGTGTTTATAGTGATAAGACCAGAACACTCCAGCGAAAGTTATCATATGAGGTGTATGGTCTATCATTCAAAGAAGCAAATTTCTATCTTTACTTAGGTGATAAAGACAGTGTAACACCTGATAAGGATACCTTTGAGAATAAGGTCTTTTATGAAGTACCAGATAGATTGTACTCACCAACCCCTATTCCAGTTCCAGTCGGTATGGAGCCATATAGTGACTCTAAGATGGACTTTAGCAGATTTGGTTTGATTAACCCAATGACAGATGAAGTAAGATTCTCAATCCATATTGATGATTTTGTAACATTGGGCAGAGAGTTGGTTATCGGTGATGTGTTTGAAATGCCATTCTTCTCAAAGGATAATAAGAAAGCATTTTATGAGGTCACAGATGTTGACTTCAAGAGTGAAAAAGAGAAGTTCATTTGTGTGTTCCATGCCAACACATTAGAAGCATCTCGTGCCACTCGTGATATTCCATTCAATAGAGATAACTTCAATATCATGGATGATGTTATGAGTGAAGCTGATACAGACTATGCAGAAATCATTCCATCAGATGATACTTCGTTTGACTTTGAACAAGAGCCAACACCATCAGAAGTTGATTATCGTGATGAATTACAATCCAGTTTTTTAGATGACCCTAGTAAGGAATTTTAAGTATGTTATTTGAAGATTTTAAAAGTGATGTTAATATTGCTCTTGGTGGCAATCTCGTCTCGGTTGAGTTGGAAGATGTTGACTATCAATATGCATTGAACAGAGCAATCAGAAAGTTTAAGCAATATGGTCATAACACCTATCGAAAAACATTCATGTCAGTTGAAGTGAGTAAGGGTGTTAGTACATACTCTATCCCAAGCAATATTGAAGATGGTATCAAGGTGATTAGACCAAACTCTTCTGGCATGTTCTCTGGTGAGGATATTTTCGTTAAGAAAGCCATTGATGAGTTAATCACAACCAAATCCACATCTGGCTCATGCACTGGTGTGCAGTTCTTAGAATATGAGATGACATTGCATACCCTAGAGAAGTATAAGCGATACTCTGCATTTGATGTTGATTTTCAGATTGATAAGTTCAAACATGAGATTACGTTCTTCAACACACCAAAGATTGATGGTGAGATTTGGATTGTTGAGTGTTATGAGAACCTAACGGATGAAGAGTATGCTGAGATTGATTGGGTGTTTAGATGGGCAATTACCGAAGCTAAGTTAATCTTAGGGTCAGCATATCGTAAGTTTAGCAATCTTCCAAGTCCAGATGGTTCAACAAGCTTACCAGGCTCAGAAATTGTTCAAGAAGCTAAAGAAGAACAAAGATTGCTTATGGAAGAGATTGATAATTTGGTTGATGGTAGTATTGACTACTACGGTGTTTATATCGGATAGAAACAAAGAAAGCCCCTTGAATGGGGCTTTCTTTTTAGATGGATTCTTTAGGTAGCCATAAGATTTCTTTTCGTGTCAACATACAACCCTCAGCCACATCTCGTAAGTAGTAATAGTCCACTGGATTAGAACGAACTTCAATCGATAGACCAAAATCATTCGCTTCACCATTCAACTCTCTTGATAAGACCATACAACGTGATTCTAAGATTGCAGTAGAAACAATATTCACCATGCATCCGCTTCGCTCAACATCTGCGAATGTCACATCAACATCCTTATACATACCATTTCGTTCCATGCCGACACGAAATGTTGCGGCTCTGAAGTCATCATGATATGCAAGACGAACGGTGTGGCGACTGTTCTGCAATACAGCATTTGACACTTCGCCAACAAACATATCACAATGCCCAAGATTCAACTGGCTTGCTTGCTCTTGCATAATGTTACTTGCTTGTGCTGTCCCGAACACCATCATTGCACCAACAGCCATACCGATAAATAACTTTTTCATAATAGTTTTCCTCCTCATTGTTAAAAACTAAATATAATTTTAAATCAATCTTATTGCAATGTCAACACTTTATTTCTATATTTTAAAAGACCCAGACTGTTTATCCAAATGTAAGATTGGTATCACCAAGAATCTTACACAAAGACTAAAGACATATCGAACCCAATGCCCACAATGTGTGTTTAGCTTTACTGATGTTATAGAGAGTAAAAGAATTGAGAAGAATATACTCTTTAATTTGAGAGGTCAGTTCAGGGTTGATAGAGAAGTGGTTCATTGCCACCCCTCCATTGTTGAAAATATTGTCAGTGGTTTATTAGAAGATTTTAATCAATCTGCTCAATGACAATATCACCAGTGATGCGAACAAGTTGCCCATCCACATCGAAAAAGTATCCATCAGTTTGTGTTTCCGATGAAATGTAACCATCAACCTCCCACGTTCGCACGGCAACGCCACCTGAGTATAGGGTAACTTTAAAAGTCCCGCCTAGGGTGCTCTGTTGGAGCTTCTGGATGCTATTTTCCCAATGAGAACACCCACTGATTGCCAATGTACCAACTAAGCCAAGTACCAATAAAATTTTCTTCATATCTTCTCTCCTTATAATAAATTAAAATGTGTCATAAAATGTTCAACTGTTAGGTACAGTGAATACGGTGGTAAGATGATGGCAAAGACTTTCTCAAATCCACTAGCTAATACCCAGCCCATAACCACCGATATGAGTAGTACGAAAGTCAAAATTATAGCAATGATACGTTCAGCACTACACATACTATACCTCCGTTTCCATAAGTTGTTTAAACAAGTTATAATCCATATGAGCATCAGTTACAGCACTTAGTTTAGCTGATTCAAGCATACGCTCAAGTTCACGTTTCATACAAGATAGGTCTCGGATTCTCGTGGCTTCTGCGTCCCACTCATTCATGAAATTATTATACACATCAATTTGCTTTAATGTTTTTAGGTAAAACTCCTCAAGATGTGTTCTAGTATCGACTTTGAATTTGAAATTATGGAGTTGTAAGGTTTTGTAAATGTAGACATTTCGGCTTCCAAACTCAACTCTATCTTCAATCATATCACGATATAACCAAACAAAACCTGGTTTTCTCCAGAATCTCCACCCGACATATTTCTCAGCTAGTTGTTTGCCAACAGTCTCAGCCCGTTCATACATTGCATCAAGTTCTTTACGCATTTCGTTCCTAATGTCTTTAACTTCATCATCTGGTGCGTGTAAGCTTTCGAGCAAGTCAAGCTCCTTGTTAATTTTGTTTAGTTTTGCCTCGATGTCTTTTTTCTGCTTCTGTGTTAGCTTTTTCAAGTCAATCACCGAATGGACACCTGTTGTGCATTTTACTTCCATACCATTACCTCCTTTATTCATATCTTCTGTCAATATACTCATATACTAAAAATAATGAATCTTCGTCAAGATGTTTCATCTCCAAAGAAATCATTTCATATGCATATAGTATAACCCAAAAGATAGTATTTGTAAACACCAAACCCTCATGAATACCATCAAACCAAAAAATGATTGGTGTTAGGATGCCCATCCATGTTAGGAAAGCGTATTTCAGTTGTTCTTTCCTAAGTTTGTTCATAGATAATTCCCTCGGTATATAGCTTACAATACTTATCAAAGTCATGGTGTATGTACCACATTTCGTCTTGTGATCCGATGATATATTCTAATGCTTCCACAATCTTAAAAAGATTGTGGGCAATAGTCACACCAATAATCCACCAAAACCATGTCGGGGGATTTTCGTGATATTCTAAGTACGTTGAAGCTACAACCAATACCAAAGTAAATAATACTAATACAATAAATGGAAGAATGACTTTGGATTGATACTTGTTATATTCTTTGTAGTAGTTCATGAGTTATTCTCCTTCGCTATCAAGTTGGTGGGCAAGACTACGATTTAACACTATTGTGTCCATCATTTCACCAGTAATTTCACCTTGCCGATAGTCATCAATTTCCAAAGACCAATGAAACTCATCCTCTTTGATGATATACTTAAACCAAAACTTTTGTAACCATTTTGGCTTATTGTACCACTTTGTGTAAGCAATGTAAAACTTTATTTTGTTTATTGGGTTTAACCAGTCCCACACCTCAAGTAGCCATAGTTTTAACATGATTAAATCGCGTAACATTATCTAAGCTCCTTTAAAAGAATACTCCGACACTCACGAAAGTCATCAATAGTAAATCCATCTAAATTATTTGTCTGAACATAATGTTCTTTAGACCAATCTAATTGACTCATGGTGGCATAACTATCATCAAGGATGCAGAAACCATCAACTGGATTTTCCTTTAACCACATCTCAATTTCAATCCATCTACTATCCGACAGTCTTTCTCGTTGAGTCGGTGTAATAGCAATCACATCAATAAAACATTCCTTACCAATCTTCCCAAGAATTCCTTTGAATAACACATTCCAATATTCAACAGTTTTGCCAATCTCATCCAATCGCCAAGACGACGAAATAACAATCTTGGCTTTGGTTTCTTTACAAAGCTCATTTAAGAGATTAACAGCCGATGGGTCTAATCTAGCATCTTTGATATATCTTTCCACATTTCCTTTGTGTTCTGGAAGAGAGACACCACCATACTTGTAAGTCAATGCCCACTTTTCACTGTTTAGAACACCATCGATGTCTAGGAAGATTACCTTATTCTTTTCCAAAGTTGTCATATTCATCCCAATCCTTATATTCATTCAACATAAACTCATCACCACACTGTGTACCAAGCAACTCGGATACCTGCTCTTCTACGCTCATTGCATGGAATGAGTTTGGTAGTGAATTATACAACGCAACTTCAAGGTCGTCAATGCTTTCAAATTCTTTTGACTTCTCCTTAACCTCATTCTCAGTTAGCATACAACTAGAACAGATGTATAGGTCTAGGATGCGCTTAATTTCAGTGATGTGTTCTGACTGGACACTGAATCCAGGTTTTGACATTTTAATCAGTTCATAAACCATTTCTATACTCCTATTACCAATATAGCAACATAAACGGTAAACAACCCAACAACCATTGTTAAGATTGAACCAAAAAGCATTCCGTTTCTAAATCCTCTGTCATATTCTCTACTTTTCACATTTGTTTCCAGTGGCTTACATTTTCTTAGTTTGGAAGTTCGATTTGTTCCAACCATACTTACATCTGTTATTTCGCTCATCTTCTAATTCCTATAGTGCCAGTTGACATCAATCACCTTATCTCGATAATGATTGGTGAACGTGTTGTTTAATCCAGAAGTAAACCCTTCTAAAGCCACAAGCAAAGAAAAAGCAAACACAAGCATTGAGATTAGTACCACTAAACCATAGGTTGAAGCGCCAACCCAGTTTGTTGTTTTCTCCATCTCCTCCACTAAGTAAAAGATTATAAACCAAGATGGCAATGCTACAGTCAATCCTAAGATTGTTAGTTTTAAATTATTCACCTTCATTCCTCCATCACACAAACATCGATTATCATTTTATCATATTCCGATTCAAGTTTAAAGTCAAATTCTTCATCAAAAACTGGAATTGGCTTGCCTTGATTGAATATTTCAATACCAGTGTCCCTCATGAACTTATGCATCTGCTCTTCCTTTAGATACATCTCTCCAGTTTCAAATGTATCATGGTGAGTATATGGTTTGAGTAGTTCAAACTCACTTTCACTCACTTCTAATCGAAATAAACGATATGATACATCAAGACTCCAGTATTGTCTTACAAATTTTAACTCCATATTCTAATCCTCCAGTTTCATCCAATAAACACCATTTACATTACAAGGAGTTCTTGAATATGGCAACTCAACAATGGAAGATGTTGTCTCGACAGTCCCCATTCTATTGAAAGTGTTCACCTTAATCCATTTGACAAACTGCTCCTTTTGGAAATCCCAACCAACTTCTCCAAAAGAGATAAAGTAGTCCATTGGTGTTGTGGTGTTGTCACTAAAGCGTTCAATAAATCTCTTTGAATCTTTGCAATAGTAATACACACGACCATCGTTAAGTTTAGTTTTAATCTGATACCCATCTAGCATTGCACGAATAGCATCTTCACTAGAGTTGAAGTCATAGTAATTCTCTGGTGGTTCTTCATCAATTATACCATCGTCTTCATATTGCTTATGGATTAGAGAATCTTCTGCATGGGGTAATACTTCGTTCCTTATATTCATCGCAACATTTTCTTTACTAACAATGAGGCGACAGGCGTTGTCGTTATATTCTGGTATCCATTGACCAGTCTCATAGTCATATGTCGGTTTCTTTGAATAACCCCAGATATGACCAGACAAGTCCATCGCAAACCATGCTAGTTCTTCTGGAAGTGGAAATTGGTGTTTTGTTAAAAAGTCTAATAAAGTTTTCATCATTAATCCTCCATTTCTGATTCAACATGGTCACATTCTAACAAAGTAAATTTGAAAAGTCAAGCCCATAAAATAAAAAAAAAAAGGAAAGATTTTATTTCTTTCCCTTTTTATTCTTATACATCACTAAGCGTGAGTTGATTAGAATCTAACCCAGACTGAGGATACCTCTAGTCACTCACTTCAATCTTACGAACACTAAACGAACTACCTTGACCAAAATCTAAAGAAAAGAATAAGCCATTAAATTCTGTTGTTGCGTAAGTTCCTTGTGTATCCCACTTTACACCTTGTTTATTCAATAAAGCATCACAAACCTTGATTAGTTTGGCTTTCATATCATCTGGAACATTTACATCATAGTCATCTGAATGTAGATATTCGTACTTATCCACATATTCCTTTAAATCAATTACATCAAAGTCGAAATCAACAGAGTTCATATATCGTGTTCTTTCATTGATTTTCTCTACATATTCTTTGACGAAATCATTCATCTTTACTCTTCCCTATGATATGTTGGCATTCAGATGGTTTGTGATACTCAACGCAAGCCTTATAAGAGTTTTCCATAGCTTGCATTGTTTGTTGATGCATTTGTACTAGCTTTTCCTTAGAGCTGTCGGATTCTATAAGCGAACCAAGAAGACCCACAACGGCAAATCCAACGAGTAGCGCAATAATTAAAACAAATGCTTTGGCTCCTTCATCTTTAATCATATACTTTCTCTCCTACTTTTTGATACAAGTTCCAATATTTCTTAAACACTTTCTTAGTGAGTTTCTTTAACTCTTTGTCCTCATCAACCGCAGGGTGGCTCAATAGATAAGTTTCTACCATATCCATCTGTACCCATACTCGGTCTAGTAGTTCATCATAATGACCTTGGTTCACTGCATTTTCTTCAGGAACCATTGTAGTTTTCACTTCTTCCTGTTGTTTGAAGTATTCATCAACATAATAATCTAGTAAATCATCTTTTAGCTTTTCTACTGCTTTTTGGGTGTTGCGAAACTGCTTTTTGGGTGTTGCGAAACACTCCCTTTTCCGATTCACAACTATTAATGATTCCTGTTGCTAAGTGAACAACTCGAACTGCAACTGGATTTGAATTTATTGCTGATGGATTTCTATAGACATCAATTTGAATAGTGCCATCAACATTTTCAAGTCCCACATTACTTACATAGTTAAACATATTATCAGTTTCACTCATAACTTCTCTCCATTAGCCAATGATTTTAAAAGAGCCAGGGTATAAAATATTCATTAGTTTCCATCCAATAGTATGTGAAAATTAAGATTATACCATGAAGAAGTTGGTCAAGTCCAATTATTTTGAAAAACATTGACCGTTGGCCTTTTCTATGGAACATTGCCGCTTGTCTTGATGTGACATAATCCACAATCCAATGTAAAACACCATTAATCAAGGCATATAACCAGTTAATCAATAGGAAAGGGATTGTATAAACAACCACATGAATTGTAAGCCATTTAACGGACTTAGACTTGTTGAGTGCCATCTTATCCGTTTGAAGGATGAAATCCCCAATAAAGTGTAAGATGAGCAACGTCATCACCATATAAACATCAATCATAAAAATCTCCCATCAAGTTTTTCTTTTAACTTCAAATCCCCATTGGCTACCAATATCGTCTTTGTAGCCATACTTTCTAATGTTGTCCATCATATCATGAAGTTTCTTTCTCTGCAACTGAACTTCTTCAAAAGATGTTGTACCCATATGACTTAATTCATAATCGGCACAAGCTTCTTCCAGCTTATACATAGTATCAAAGAGTTCAGTTAGACTTGTTAAATTGTCTGGATTCATGGTTAGTCAGACTCTTTCTTATGCAATCTTAAACCCTCTTCAACCATTTCTTCCCAATACGTTCCACCTGTATAAAACTGGGTGGAGAACTTAATGGTTCCATCATCTTGGTGTTCAATATCAACGTAGTCGTCGGAAATGTCAAACTCATTGATTTGGAGAACTTCGTAGAGTTCTCCATTAAGCATTGTATACTCGTCAATACCCCAAAGATAATCTTTAACAAAGGATTTGAGGTTTTCTTGAGTTTCTAGTTTCACATTGTCTGTTGATTTTGGATACTTCTCTTTAATCTTTTCAGCCATTTGTTCAAGCGAAAGCTCAGACTTTTTAAGCTTCCCTACCATTCTTACTGTTTCACTCATAATAAACCTCCATCAATAAAACTTACACACATCATATCATCAAACTCTGCCGATGTAAACCATTACCACCACAAATTCTTAAAATACTTACCAAATAGTTCATAACCTTCTTGACATCTAGCTTCCCATTCGGCTTCGTCTTTCCTATAACGCTCATATTCTTCTTCGTTTGTTACTGTAATGGGGTCTAGTTGGTACATAATCTCACCATCAACCTCAACTTCTTTTGATGTCATTTCATTGAACTCAAAGTCATAGTCATCCATATTTGGTGCTGGTTGATTGAATGCGTAATCAATCTTTTCCAACACCTCTTGCCAGACCTTATCTGCTTCTTCACCTGTAGGTGTTTCATCTGTCAAGAAAACACAAGGAACACCAAACCATTCTGACTTTTGTTGTTTGACCTCTAAGAACTTGCGAATACCAGCGCCAATGATAGGGCGTAGTGTTTGTTCTAAGTTCCATGTGTCTTTATAACTTGCTATTGGTTTCTTACCTTTGAATCGCATTAGTTACTCCTTTACTCATTACCTGGTGGAATTGGTCTAGGTGGTTTTGTTGGTCTATCCGATTTTTCATTTAAACCACAAAGTAATTTCATATCAATTCTCATCACTTAATTCTACAATCTCATTATACATTGCCAAGATAAGATTGTCTTCTGGTAGTGTATACGGGTAACACTCATTCCCTTTCGCCACTTCCTCGATATATTCGTTGCGACTTTTAATGATGTCTCTGATAAGACCAACGGCAACATCATCAATACTGTTTGGTGTTGGATTCTTGTTCTCCAAAATGCTGGAGATTTGATTAAAGAGTATAGTTGTCTCCAATCTATTAATTTCTCCCATAGTGTTTCTCCTAATTATAGTCTTTAATAATAACTTTCAGGAAATAAATCTGCTTTTCCATATCACGCATCAAATGCGTAAGGATGAAGTAGTAATCAGGAAACTCTTTTCTACCAGCTTTAGCCATTGGCAAAATGTATTTTTCAGTTTCTTCAATGTACTGCTTGATTCTTTCTGGAGACATTCCACCCAATGACGTTTGGAAGTTGTGAAGTCTATCAGCAAATTTAATGATGATTGATTCAGGGAATCTCGACACCTTTTGGTAGTAAGACTCATAATGTTCATCAACCTTTTGAAAGTCTTGTGGTTTAGTTACACTCATTGTGTAGTTTGACACTTCTAATCCAAATTCAACAAACAATTCTTGTTCAGTATATTTGTCTGGATAGTCTTCAACCAAATCGTGTAAGAAAGCTGAAGCAACAATTTCGTCGAGCTTCTGATTCGACACACGCCCATTCATAATAGAAAAAACGTAGTTTGCGACCTCGTACAAATGTGACTTTTCTTCAGCACCATCTCGACGTTCACCAGCATGATACTTTTCAACCAACTGCATTGCATTCAATGACTTGTGGAGTGAATTGGCTAAGAAGAAACCTTTCAGGAAATAATGTTGTTTAGTTGTTCTCTTGTTCACGTTCCCACTCCATATATTGTTCGTTGCTTAACACCTCATAGTTCTCAAACATGCTGTAACGAAAGAATCTGGAATCCATAACATCGCCTAACTCATCATTAGACATAGACGACAAAACATCAGGAAGCTCCGAGATTACTTTAGTGATTCGCTCAATCGCCATATCACGAGAGATTGTTTGTGTTGTTAAGATGCTCATATCAAAATTTCTCCAATTTGTAAATAGAACCACTCAATCCGTCATCTTCAACAAAACGCATGGCCTCGTGCATATACTCAAAATAATTGTTCAATGGGCTGTTTGATAGTGAACTGACGATTTCATTCCCATACTCATCATCTAAGTGATATGGAAAGAATGTCACATCATCAACTGGATACATATACCCACTATTGAACACCGTCACATAAACCTCGTCACATAAAGGAAGCATATCTCGATAAATCTGAGCACCCCCAATAATGAAGATGTCTCTAGTGTTTTCGTGAGTGATACTTCTCAATGCACCTAAGTATGAATTTGTATAATACACCTCTTTATATGGGGTGTCAAGTTCTTGCCGCGTGATAACAATGTTCTTACGATTTGGCAATGGTTTGGTAAGTGTGTCGAATGTTTTTCTTCCCATGATGACATTGTTTCCAGTTGTCATTTCTTTGAAGAAGTTCATATCGTTTTTTGATTTGTGGGGTAGATTACCATTAACTGCAATTACCCCATTTCTATCCATAGCAACAATGCCAATGATTTTATTGTTCATTATTTCTTCCCTCCAATTGTCCAGTGGTTGGATTTTTGTGAGATTTCTGTACCTTTTGGTAAGAAGGGGAGTAAATCCAATGGAATGTAAGTCAATCTCAGAATCCATTTAGATTTTTGTTTAACTACGTACTTACCGTTTTTGTTTCGGGTTTTCTTCGCTCTGTGCTTTTCGATGCTGTACATAACCAATGAAGTGTCTCGTGTATTTCTTCTACCAACAAACCCAACATCACCATACGAACCTATACAATATGTACCAGTCTTGTTGATTGCTCTCTCTAATTCAAATCGTGAAGTGTACGTTCTTTCGTAATTCTCCAACCTGATTTTTAAATTTTTCATATATACATCTCCTTTAAACTGAGAACATTTCAGCAAATTTTGCTTTGTATTCATCTGAGCCAATTCCACCAGTTTCTTTTAACTCTTCATAGGCAAAACGAATGATAGCCATGTTTTCGGAATAGTCATTGTTTAGATATGCGTGAACAAACACATCGTCGATTGCTCTAGGTAAGATATTAGAATATACTGAATCAACTGGGTCATGAACATTCCCATCGAAAATATAATCTTTCAATTTTGCGTTTACCAATTCTTTGATATATCCCCATGAATATTCTCTGTTCATAATAAATTCTCCTTATAACTTATAAAAAACGTGGTTTCCGATTTTACCAAGACGTTTCTTTGGGTTGCTCCACTTTGGTGGATTGTCTGCCATTATAACATAAGAGTAGTAGTGTGTGGCAAATGTTATTCTCGGTGTCTTACCGTCCAGCACATCCATAGCCAGCTTTAGGGCTTCTCTGTAGGTATAATCATTGATATTACCTCTTCTACCCTTTGTGATGCATTCAAACTGCCAAGGTTGGTGAACCACTTCTTCAATGGTGTTTGGATATCTTTTATCCTCAACTCGATTAAGAACTACATCCGCAATGGCTAACATACCCACACGTCCTTCACTCACCGCTTCGCACCACATAACATCCGCTAGGATGATTGCATTGTTCAATCGCTCACCTTCTTTAAGCTCATACTGGATTCGTTCATCTGTAACATCAGAGGCAATAGAGACGTTCGATGCTATCACGAAAGCCATCATCAACACAAAAAACATCAAGAATCTCATCGAAACACACTCCTTAAAGTTCTTTAACCTTTCGCTTAATCGCCATTGAGATGGTCGAAAGGTCTTTGATATGGTCTGGTAGTCTTTTTACGTAATTGATTGCCACATCAAGTTGTTCAAGACTTTTACAAGAATCAATCACATTGACTGCTTTAACAAGAATATCATTTTTGTTTTTCATGAGCGACCTCCCCCGTTTCTATCATTCCAAAACACAATTGTCATTAATGCTAGTGTCACTATAAAAGAAACAATACCACTTATTAGCATATCACCATAATCCATTTTATTTTACCACCCTTAGTTTTGGTTTAACATATTTTGTTTCATTTTGATTTGATTTAAATAATAAACCAATCATTAAAATAAAACAAGCGACAATATTAAGAGAAAGAGTACTAAGTATATTCTCGCTTTTCTTATCAAGAATATACTTAGCAAGATTTAAAAATAAGTTTCTATCCAATCAATAACCCCATTTCAATTAAAGAATAAAACAGTGAAGTTAAAAATGTCACTGCCACTGATAAACCATAATAAATCGAAACCATATTATATCCTCCAATGGTTTTTAAATTAACTTTCTCAACTGGACTCAGTTTACCAAGTCCAGTTTGAAAAATCAACCTTTATTTCGTTTTACTTCAGCCGCCCATCGTTTGCCTTGTGGTGCATGACTCCCGTTATCGACTGGTTTGGATTGAGTTTTGCCTTTTGAAAAATCTCGCAAGGCTTTACGGGTTGGAAAATAAATTTGCATAATCAGTCCTCCTCTTCCTCTTCTTCAATCAACTGGTCAAGGTATTCATTCGCATACTCGTTAAGGATTTCATAGATATTCGATTTTTCATGCCTGATGGGACACGAAGGCTTACTTGTGATAGCTTGCCTTCGTATTTTTTGGCGTTCTTATTGCCCTTCGGTGCGCCTGAAACGCGTTCGTTACTCATTAATTTACCCAATTAACTAAAAGCTATCTCCGATAGCCGCTTATTTCCATGGGTTTTCTCAAATCCTTTTACCCATGTATAAGGATCGTCTGTAATAATATTAACAGACTCGCATTCTTCAACTGATGCGAATACCTCAATTGCTTCCAAAATCTCTTTGGCAGTTTTTTCGGACTGCTGGCCGGTCCATGGGTTAAAAACTGTGACTGTTTTCATTTTACTCTCCTCTTCGTGTTTCCCAGTTCCGCTGGGGCGGAGGAAGGCTTTATTGCCTTTCCTTAATCACCTTTTTAAATTTAATTTCCGACTTGGGTATAGTTTAACCCAAGCCGTTCTATTTGTCAATGATAATCTAAACTATCTGGCAAGTTTTCTTCGCACCATTCAATAACGACTTCAGAATACTCATCGCGTTTCAGACCTTCGATAACTTTATCCTTATCCCAAGAATACAAATCATCTAAGTATTCATCAATGTAGACTTCTTCTTCGTCAATAGTCAATCTGGCGTACACTGGCGAATCCCAGAATAGATTATCGACATATTCCGTGCTGTATCCATCTGGAATAATCACCCATTCAGCATCGCCTTGCGAATATCCGCGTGTCACATAAAACTTATACCCATCAGATAGAAAGCCTTCAAAAATCTCATCTCTATCATACCAACGTTTCTTAATATCAACCATAGAATCACGGATAATATAGAAAATATCAGACCATTCCAACTTATCGTGCTTACTATGCCCATAATCGTGCATAATGCTCACATATTCACGATAACTGTATCCATATGGCTCAAGAAGTGTAGACTCTTGCCAAAACTCTTTATAAGTCAACTCTTTGAATGGCTTTTCATCATTCTCTACTAAGTAGAAAGGATAACCAAACGCTTTGATTGATTTGATATTTTCATCAAAATACATTCTAGCCAAATCGCCATCCATAAAACCATTGAATTCGATACTGATACCAGTTGTTGATGTGTCAAAGTTGTTGATTTCCATTTTATACCACCTTTTCAGTTTTTAAATTTAAAATTCAAGATAGGTATAGTCTAACCTAGCTTGATAAGATTGTCAATACTAATCGACTGAAATGTTACAGATATTTTCCAACTCATTCACTGGAAAGTCGAGTTTATAATCAAAATCATCATCTTGAGTATAAAACTCTAATATCAATCCCCATTGATTCGCATCCCAGTTTGATGAATGCCCCCATTCGCTGAAGTTATTCGAGTAGAATGGAATGAATCCATCGCGGGGC